CAGTATTATTCCTCATCATTTCGCCCACAAGGTCGTGGGTTGTTTCGGTAAAGTCAGGAATCGCGTTAGCTTGTAATTCTACTGGTATTTCTGTCGCGAATGTAATACGACCTTGAGCATCAATTCGGATACGAGGAGTAAATCCATCAGTACCATATAGGTCTGCAGTTACGCCAGTATCTTCAAGGCCGATTTCAAATTCGTTATTTGCTAGAGCTGTATTTGCACCTAATTCTAAACCCGTACCAACATGAATTGTAGGAGAATCAAGTAAATCAATAACACCACTATTTGCACCATCTTGGATATCCAAATTTGAGCTGAAATTATCATTAATAAATCTTAAATTTACTGCGTCAGAGGGGTTGACAGGGTCGGCCAAGTCTGTTATAATAGTATTACCAACACTGATATTACCACCTATATCAAATGTAAGGTCTGTGTTTGCAGCTGTGGTAATTACACCATTATTAGAGATATAGAATCTTTCTACACCAGCAGTTTGGAATCTTAATTCATCATTATCAGCACCCGGACTGGATTCAGCTGATATAAATGTATCTTGGTCTGCATCAATTGTCCCGCCTAAACCTTTCCAAACAGAACCATCATAACCTTCAAATAAGCTATCTTCTGTATTATATCTTATAGAACCTTGTTCGGCAGGAGTATATCTTTGAGCTGTATTTCCTGTAGGTAATACTAAACTATCATAAACCTTAAATTTACCATCAGCATTAACTTGAGCTCTTAATTCGCCAGATGTAAAGAATTGTAGTTGGTCATTATCTGAATTTGGACTTGTTTCAGCAATAATTTTTGTATCTTGGTCAACGTCAATAACTGAACCGGCAAGTCCAGCCCAAATACTACCATCATAACCTTCAAATCTTTGGTCAGTAGTATTATAACGAATCATACCAGTGGAAGCAGTAGGTCTATCGCCTGTGCCACCAATTGGTAAAGTTAATGCACCTGTTTCTGCAATTGTGACGATACCAGAATCTGATTTAATTGTTGGGACAAAAATACGAGCCCATTGCTTTCCAATTGTACCTAAATCATATGTGACATCGTCATCAGGTATTAAATCACTTGTAAAATCAGCAACAACATTAATAGTATCTACATCAGCATCACCAATTCGGATATTACCACCGAGAGTAAGGTTTCCAGTAATATCAGTATCGCCATCAATCGAAAGTGTTGCACCATCATATCGTAATGCATTACTATCTACAAGTTTACCATTTGTTCCTACGAATACAAGTCTTTGTGTTGTTAAATCTTCAACACGAGCACTTGCAAGTACAGCCTGAACTGAAACATCTAATGAACCGGTAATATTTTGATTACCAGTTAAATTCAGGTCTGTCCCATTAAATGTAAAATTGGCATCATCTTCTACTGCACCATTGACACCAGCAAGTAATACTCTATCATTTGTCAGATCTGTGACTTTGAGACTATCAACCTCGAGCTCACCAGTAAAGTCAATGTCACCAATAATTGTTGTATCACCAACAACATTCAGCGTACCTTGAATGTCAGTATTACCAGCGATGTTAGTATCACCAGTCTGCCAATCAATTGTAAATTTATTAAGGCCATCTCCATACTGGAAATCACCATCTGAATGAATTCTATACCTTTCGGTTCCACCAGTAAAGAATTTTAATTGGTCATTATCTGAACCGGGAGTGTCCTCTGCCAGAATTTTTGTATCTTGGTCGACATCGATTACACCACCAAGTCCCTTCCAAGCAGAGCCATCATAACCTTCAAATTGAGTATCTGAAGTGTTGAAACGAATCATTCCTCTTGCAGGAGTAGGTCGTTCCAAAGTTGTACCATCTGGCAAAATAATTGCGCCAGTACTGTTGACATTTACCACATCTGATGTTATAATAAGACTATCGTCTTTACCAATAACATTTTCAAATGTTTGAGTATAATCCAGATCTAGTCTAGTACCATCAGTAAGAGTAATTCCTCTACCATCAAAGCCTTGACCTTGGAACTGTTTCCATACAATCGCATCAGTATTTACAGTAAAGGTCTCGGCGTCAGCAACAGTAGCGACCCAACCAGTTTGGCCGTTATTTGTACCGTCAGAAACAAATACAAACGACCCAGCTATCTCTGACTGAGTAAGTCCATACTCAGAGGTTTCATCGTCATATCGAGATCTCTGGAAAATCCAAGGGTCGCCTATACCGCCGACCTGGATTAATTCATAACGGCCATTCTCTTCTGGATTCGCCTGGTCTTTGATTAGGAGCCCATCGCCAAGCTCCCAATCTACAACACCATCAACATCAAGAGTAGTTGAAGGTGATAGGGTAAATGTAGCAGAATATGAAGTATTACCACTAGAGAATGTGGCTCCGTATGCACTCAAATCCTGAGTACTAGCTGCAAGAACGATTTGACGTCTTGCCATATCAATAGCGGAATTATCTACATATCGTTTATTTGCTACATCTTCTGGGTCAACCGGGTCACCGACTTGCCCCAATTCTTGTTCTAAATAATTTACTGTGACCGCGTCTTGTGGAAATAATGGGTCACGCAGGTTAGAAATTCTGTGGTCTGTAAGGTTAAGAGTTTCTGCTGTTGTCGCAGGAACAATTCTGATATCATCAGTACCAAAAATACCATCTTGTGTAATTGTAAGCTCACCAACATTAAAGTTAGTTAAACCTACTATTTCGTTTGTGGATTCACCAATTGTAAGTGATGTATTACCAAGCGTAAAATCATTAGCTTGGATTACAGTATTATTGGCTGTAAAATTAAGAGAAGTTAAACTTGTATTATAGAAAGATGTAATATGACCAAACTGGTCAATATCTACATTTCGCGAAAATGTGAGAACATCATTATTTGTACTAACTTCTACCGAAGTATTAGCGTGTGAAACAACTACATTGGAAAGTTCTGTATCAGTTTCTGGCGTAATAATGATACCAGGACCAGCATCAATATCCTGTACATATGCTCCAATAGTATCAATACCAAGAACGACTGAATCTGGAACGATTGTTGGTTTACGTTCTGCTGGTGCGACAATAGGAGTAGTAGTATGTTGTTTCGGTACCGCCCTAATACTCTTAGAGGCGTTTACCTTAACTTTTATGCTCACGCAACCTCCGTAATAGTGTCAACTACGATTGCTAAGCCTTCAACTATTTTGGATCTTTCTCCTGTTGTTTTTTCCATTATTACATCATACTGATACTTACCGGGCACTAACGCATCAGTCTGCTGGTCTGTGAGGACGAGTGTGATATCATTATTTGCCTTCTCAATCGTGAAGTCCGCAATTGTATTAGAGCTAGAATAAAGTTTCTTTATCCCGCTATAAAAATTGTAGGTTGTTATCACCAACTCTTGGTCGTCTTCGTCGAACAAGTCTAGCGTTGTTCGGAAGTCCATTCCTTTGTCTATGTAAATATTTGCTCTCGATGCCATGGCGATGAAACCTTTTTCTCTCTGTTATTATTCTATTTATTATTTAATGCTCTATAAAACATAAAGGGCATTTAAAATGCCCCTCATATCTTATTGCGATTTAGAGCATGTCACTCTCACTTAATCATGAATTTATTTTAGTTTTTCAATAATTTCTTGTTGTTCTTTTATTGCTTCGATAAGCAATCCAACAATATTAGCATAACTAACTGATTTAATACCATCTTCATTTGTGTTAACAACCTCAGGTAAAATTTCCTCAATTTCCTGCGCGATTAAACCAACCTTTCTCTCTTCTTGGCCAATCATATTAAAGTTAACACCTCGTAATGCAAGAACTTTATCCAATGCATTAGGTATTGTCTCTATATTTTCTTTTAATGTTCTGTCAGATGTTGTATTGAAATCACCACCGGTAGTAATAGTACCAGTAGAGTCAATAGTTCCCGTAATATCAATATTACCAGTTCCAGTAATATCACTACTATTTAAGTCTAAATCTCCACCTAACTGAGGTGTTGTATCTGATACAACATCAGAAATACCGCCACCGCCACCAGTGGAGTTAATTGTCACACTATCAGTGGTAGCATCAGTTGTAATAGTAATATTTGTACCAGCAACAAATGTCAATGTATCAGTAGTACTATCGGCTGCAATTGTTGTTTGACCAGCCACAGCAACCTTATCGAATACATTCTGTGAACCACCTCCACCAGATGATGCGAATGTAATTTCATCAGTTGTAGCATCTGTTGTAATGGTCATATTAGTACCAGCAACAAATGTCAATGTATCAGCAGTATTATCTGCAGCAACCGTTGTTTGACCAGATACAGCAATCTTATCAAATAAGTTTTGTGAACCACCACCTGAAGGCCATGAAGTAATTGTTGACCCACCAAGTGTAGCAGAACCTTGAATTGTAATATTCTCTAACTGTAATTCGTCAATATTATTTGTGTAGAAGAAGTTAGAATGACCACCTGGGTTTGGACCAGTTGTGGCATATAATGGTCTAGCAGTTGAACTATCCTGCACAAATGTGAGGAACATAGGTGTTGCATCTAATGCTGAACCATGAATATTATTTGTTTGAATTTGTGTAGCATTACCAGATCCGGCAGGTCCTTGAACACCCTGATTACCTAATGGACCTTGATTACCAGTTAGACCGATAAAGCCTTGAATACCTCTAGTACCTTGAGGACCTTGGACACCTTGGAGACCAGTTGAACCTATTGTACCGCCAGCACCTTGTGGACCAATTGCTCCAGTAGCACCCTGTGTACCTTCACCACCACCTGGGCCAGGTTCACCTGTTATACCCTGAATACCCTGTGGGCCAGTTCCACCAGCACCAGCTTGACCTTGAGGTCCTTGAATACCTTGTGGTCCAAATCCACCTAAACCTTGCTCACCTTGAGGACCGGCAGGACCCTGTGGACCTTCTCCACCGACACCACCACCAGCACCTTGTGGACCAGCATCTCCTTGGAAACCTCTAGGACCTTGTGGACCATCTCCACCACCAGAACCAGCTAAACCTTGAGGTCCTTGTGGTCCAAATCCACCTTGAATACCTTGTAAACCGGAACCAGAATAACCTTGAACACCTTGAGGACCAATCGCTCCATCAGCACCCTGAACACCACCATCACCTGGGTCACCAGCTGGGCCTTGGAAACCTTGAGGTCCCTGTGGACCTTGTGGACCATCTGCACCAACACCTGGACCACCCTGAACACCTTGGAATCCTTGAATACCTTGAACACCTTGGTTTCCGTCTCCACCAATACCCTGTGGACCGAATGGACCCTGAATACCCTGTGGACCTGTGCCTCCAGCACCTTGTGGACCTAATAAACCTTGAAGACCTTGCGGCCCCTGTAAACCTTGAACACCCTGATTACCTAAAACACCCTGAGCACCTGGCGCGGCCGGACCTTGAATACCTTGTAAACCTTGAGGACCAGCAGGACCTTGCGGGCCACTTGGACCAGGTTGACCATCTCCACCATCAGCACCCTGTAAACCTTGAGCACCATCAGGACCTTCAGGACCCTGAATACCTTGTGTTCCCTGGAAACCATCAGAACCAACACCACCGATACCTTGTGAACCAGTTAAACCTTGGATACCCTGAATACCTTGAGCACCAGTACCTCCAGGACCTTGGAAACCTCCAGCACCCTGAGCACCATCAGAACCTTGTAAACCTTGGATACCTTGAGGACCTACTGCACCATCAGCACCATCTGAACCTTGAATACCTGCAGCACCCTGAGCACCAGCAGCACCTTGAGCACCTGCACCGTCAGAACCTTGTAAACCTTGTAATCCGCCAGGTCCTTGGAAACCTTGAACACCCTGTGGGCCAGCAGGACCAGTAGCACCAACATCACCAGTTCTGGCAAATGTAATTGTGACATCTTCTTGGTCAACAAATGTACCATTACCACTTACAAATGCACAAGTGACATTAAAGTAGCCTGTTAATTCTGTAAGAGCAGAAATTGTAAAGATTTGGAATACTTCAGGCTGTGATTTCTTTGTAATTCTAAAATGACCTTTAATAGGACTTGTAGAATCATCAATTGTTCTTAAGAAAGGCTCAATATTAACAAAGTTATCATCTCTATCGTCAATATATAATGCTGTTGCCGATGCGTATGTACTATTATTAAGTTTTAAATTACCAGCTTGTGGTCTGTTATTCAGTGTATCTGTTAAGAATGTATAGTCAAATGTAATACCACCAAATGAACCTTCAGTACCTTGTAAACCATCGGTACCTTGTAAACCTTGAGGTCCTTGAACACCAGCACCAGTTCTACCTTGTAAACCTTGGATACCTGTTGTACCTTGAGGACCCTGAATACCTGCAGGACCTCTTGGAACGAATGTAATTAATGTGGCAGGACCATGTACTTGGTTAACAGATGTTTCCCAACTTGTGACATTACCATCAACAAAGTTAACATCAAAATAACCATAGTTTTTACCGACACCGTCCCATGTCCAGCCAGTAATTTCATAAACTAACCAATGGTGGCCAGCAGGGCCATTTCCATCATCGTAATTACCTTCTTGTATTTTGAGATAACCTTTAACTGTACCAGGTTGGCCAGCAATGAAATCAAAGAAGTCATCTACCTCCTGGTTATATTGGTCAGCAGGAATATCATCTATTGTAATTAAATTAGCTGATTGTGGGTTGGCATTATTAAATTTAAAATTGTTTGTACCAGGGTCAGTACCACCGATTGTGTTGTTAACAAAGTTCCAAATAAATGTTAAGCCACCATATTGGCCTTGCTCTCCCTGAAGTCCTTGGAGACCTTGAATACCTGTAGCACCCTGAGTACCTGTTGTTCCCTGGATTCCTTGTAAACCTGTTGCACCAGTATCGCCTTGGAGACCTCGCTCACCTTGGATACCTGTTATACCTTGAACACCTTGAGGTCCTATAGGTCCGAAATCACCTTGAACACCCTGAACTCCTTGTGGTCCGAAATCACCTTGAACACCCTGTACACCTTGTGGGCCAAAATTACCTTGAACACCCTGGACACCCTGGACACCCTGCACACCTTGGTCACCATTTCTGATAAATGATACACGAACATCTGAACCGTTTGCAAGAGCTGTTGCACCAACGAGATGATTTACTGTTAATTGCCAATAACCTGTTTTGTCTGCAACTGCATCAATTCTAAATAATGCTTGTGTACCTAGGTCAGTTGCATCTATAATTCTTACATAACCTTTAGGACCACCAGTCACAGCACTTAATTCAGCACCAATGTCGTCCATAACTGTCAAGCCATTATCATCAACATCATCAATCCATAGATTAATGTCAGTATTAGCTAGGTTGACATTACTAAATCTGATTGTACCAGGACCTGGGTCAGCATCTGTGGTATTGTTATCATAATCGTAATCGTATGTTATACCACCAAAGTCACCAGTTGAGCCTTGGACGCCCTGATTTCCTTGTAGACCTTGAGAACCTGTTGTACCTTGAATACCTTGAGGTCCAGTAGAGCCTTGAATACCAACATCACCTTGGATACCCGTTGTACCTTGAACTCCTTGAGTTCCTTGTGGGCCAATCTCACCTTGAATACCTGTAAAACCTTGAATACCAGTAGTACCTTGAACTCCTTGAGTTCCTTGAGTACCTGTTCTTGTAAATGAAATAATACATGCTGGGTCAGCAGTCAGATTTCCAACTGTTGCTGTTGCTGTTAAGTAATTAACATTAAATTGCGCCCAACCACCATTGTCTGTAATTTCTGTAATCTCATAAGTGATAAACTTCTGATTATCAGCAATATTTGTAATCTGTATATAACCTTTAACTGGTCCTGCGACATCATCAAGTGAATCAAAAAGTTCTGTAATATCACCTAAGTTTTTAGCGATTGCGTCAATGGAAATAATTGTTGTTTGGTCTGCTAAGACGTTATTAAATCTAAATTTGGATTGAGTTGGGTCTGCAACTACTACAGATGTATCAAAATCATACTCAAATGATACACCACCATAAGAACCTGTATAGCCTTGAACACCTTGAATACCAGTATCACCTTGGATACCTGTTGTACCTTGAGGACCAGCACGGCCTTGTGTTCCTTGAATACCTAAATCACCTTGGATACCAGTAATACCCTGAACACCTTGAGGACCTCTTCGCCCTTGGATACCCTGAATACCTAAATCACCTTGGATACCTTGAGCACCCTGTGGTCCAGCCTCTCCTTGGAAACCTCTAAATCCTCGTTCACCCTGGATACCTTCATTACCTAAAGGACCCTGCAAACCTTGTGGACCAGTTACGCCCTGGAAACCTTGAACACCTCTAAATGAACCAATATTAACCCAAGTACTTGAACCAACATAAATCCATAACTCATCATCAGCTTCATCAATAACACCTGCACCAGTATTGGCAGATGGGAATGCTGCATTAAGAGTTGCTTGTGGGTCATTGGGTGGGTCTACATCAACATCAGCAACTGAACCGATAATTGTGAATCCAGGTCCATACGCACCTTGAACACCTTGTGTTCCTTGAATACCTGTTAAACCTTGGATACCTTGAGGACCAGCCCCAATTTCTACCCAAGAGGTACCATCAGAAACATATAATTTATCATTTTCAGCATAGAGAACTGCGCCTTCATAGACTGTGGCGTCTAATGTAATTGGAAAGGCTTGTGGTATACCGAACCCAATAAACTTATTCTTTCCTGATGTTGTTCCAAAGGACATTTAAATTATTCTCCGTTTATCATTATAATAATATATTTATTATCATTAAACTACATCATCTTCTTCAGATTGACCTAGAGTAAATGACAATGTACAATGTACCGCTAAATCCGTATCAGCTATAATTTCAAGTGTGTCACCAGTCTTTAAAAACTGTCCGTTTAATGGAATTGCTGTGGTCTCGTAAGCAGGCAGTGGTAAATTTCTTAATATGTAAAATTCTTGGTTAATATAATTGCCATTGCTATCATTTTCACGATGAGTTCTGACATCAACATTAACAGTATTTGCTGTTGTATTACATAAAACAAGTGGCGAAATAACTTCGCCCACACCTGGCTCAACAGTTGTTGACCCACCGAAAACAAGTTCCGGAACCTCATATTGAGGAACATCAATCAAAACTTGCCAATTGGTAGAGACAACCTTATTAACGGCAACCGGTTTCGCGTCGGGAGCTTGAGAAGTTGTAATTGTGTTTATTGGCATTTTTCTTTTATCCTATTTTTATAATTGAGCTCTACTATTAGAAGCACGTCTTGCAAGTTTTCTTACAGATGATGTAAATGGTCGACCTTCAATTCTTCCTGTTCTACCATTAATCCTCAATCCTCTAGCAAAGTACTGGTTATTCAATTCGTCAGCACCTGACCATCTGATTCTTCCTCCATCCTCATTCAGTACCGAAGCAACAGCAGATACAGCACCACCGAGGTTTCTGAAGTTCAATGGTAGGGCGTTTCTGTTAACACCAGCACCAGCACCATTAAACTGGTGAGCAATGGATTCAACCAGTGAACCAAATACCAATGTATTAGGTCTTAATACGTTGCCTTTCAAGCAATCATTAAACAGACCTTCAAGCATAATGGTGTGTTCTGAGTTAGGTGATAGATTATTAACAATATAATCTCTCATTCTATCCCAAGCACCAGTAAATGAATCCAATAAATCAGTATTGTTAGGACCATCAAGTTGCCATGCTGAGCCATCCCAATAATAGATATCGCCTTCATAGTAGTTTACATTCATATCGTCTGCAACAATATAAGCGTGATTTGGCTTCATTCCAGTAAGTGCAGCAAGGTTTCCATTTGATACTGGTCCTTGTACACTTCCTTGATATTTCAGATCCGGGTTAGATGGATTGAATACAGGGAATACATGCTTACCGTTAAAGTCAAAGAATGCAGCAGTATATGTCTTGGTTGCATTCTGATTTCCATTTGTTGTATAACTTGGAGCAGGAACCGAAACATCTTCATACTTGAAGTCATTCTGTATAGCTGTCAGAAGATTTCTTGCATCTCTTCTGGTCAGTTTTTCATCAATATATTTATAAGTTGAACCTACATATCTTACGGTATCCATTGCAAGAGCTGTTCTATTTGATGATAATACACCTTGAGCATCAACAGCACTAGCATCTGCATATGTATAATCAGGTTCTTGTTTTACAGGTAGATATTTCGTGTCGTTATATAATTGTGTCTTATAGAATATATCTGCCAGACCTTGAACCTTTTTAGATTCAATTTCTGTTGCAACATCACCTAATACAACCTGACCTTCATACTTGCCTAATACAATATCCTTACAAATTCTACCGAGTTGTCTATAAGATTTTGCGGTTGGAATTCTTTGGTCCTCTGGTAATCTGTATACTGAGTTCCAGAAGTAGAAATCTGCATTCCATCTAGAGGCAGTATTACCACCAAAGTTTAAGTCAAAGCTGAAGGCATCTAATAGATAACCTGTATCACGTCTACACTTATCTTTGTTATAGTCAAGTACATTAAAGTTGCTGTTTATAAACTCTGTGACATCTGTAGCAAGTTCTTCTGAATTATCATCAAGTGTAATTTGAGCACTTGTGAGTTCGGAATCAACCCAAGCTGTATTTGCCTGTTCAAGTCCAGGTAGTCCTGCTAGAGAGTCATTACGGATAACATCCTCAACATAACCTATTAATTCGGAAACCCTAGCACCCTCTACTGCAGTTGCAGGAGTACCTGAAGTATCCTGTGGATAGATTGAGTAAACAGTATTTGCAGCATCAATTTCTTGTACAACATCAGAAACAAGAGTTCCTAGATAATTGTAAATGTCTGCTGTTTGGTTTCTTGTATCAACTGGTAATACAGAAATTCCATTCTCGAAATAAATTCCAGCAGATTGTCTAATAGCAAAGTTTGTATCGTGTTGTATATCGTGACTGATTGCATCAACCAGATATCCAATATCACGTCTACATTTTGCGTTCTTGAAGCTGAGTCCATTCTGAACATTTGAAAGATAACTAATTACATTTTCAGATAATGTGACTTTTTGTTTCTCTAATGCTTCCTTCGATGCGACATAATTATCAGCCATCCAGGATTGGTCAACACCAATCATATCAGGAATTGTAGCATCAACCTCTTTATTATCATCAACAGCATTTGCAACAATTTCTACAAGAGCTTTTGCAGCGATTGATGTTTTTGGATTTGCTCCATGTACATGGAAATCCTGTTCTTCTGTTGTCTGATAAGAATGTAAACCATTCCAATAATCGTATTGTGTTAAAATATCACCTGTGTAATATGTTTTAGATCTTGGGAATTCAGTTGTTGTAATTGCTTTACCACCGACAACATGCTCTACAATTTTTGCCATGTGGAGGAATGCATCTCTTGAACCCATTCTTTGTTCAATTTGTAATCCAGTATTTACAGCATTTTCAAAATACATACCAGCTGTTTGTACTGTTGCAGAATTACCACCATACTGAATGTCGTGTGATACTGCATCTACAATATATCCTGTATCACGTCTACATTTTGCTTCGTTATAAGGTAATACCTCGAAGTATTTAGCAAGGTGAGCCAACACTCCATTTTGAACAGTTTCCTTAACACTCTCAATTTCACCAAATGCAGCTACATATTCATCATCGTATGTACTTAATGTTGGGAATGAAACTGGAGGAGCAAGTAATAATGTATTATTAGAAATTGCATTAGCAACAATATCAAATAATCCTTCAACCTCTGCACCCATAGCAGCACCAGCACTTGCAGAACTAAAGTCTTGCGATACACCATTACCAGCAGATTTTAATCCAGCAATATCTGTATCTTGCACGACCAATTCAGCACAATCACCAATGTGAGCAAAGGCGGCAGCCGTTGGTTCTCTTTGGTCTTCAGGTAAGACACTTACAGCATTTTCAAAGTAAAGTTTTGCGTCGTTAATTGTAGCAAAATTACCTTGGTGTTGCGCGTCAAAAGAAATTGCATCAATAAGATATCCTAAATCCCTTTCACATTTTGCAACATCATAAGTTAATGAAGGTCTATTTGCTGCAAGCCAAGCTGTAATTTCAGCCTGTAAGAATGCCTTGTTATTTTGTAATTGAGCTCTTGCATTAATTCTATTATTAATTGAAGCTGTTCCTGTGTATGTAATTGTATCAGCATTACCAGAACCATTAGTCATAATGTCAATAATTTCATCAAATGCAGCTTCCGTTCTTGTTTTTGCATCTGTATCAGTCACTGCAGCAACTGCAAGACCTTTTGCGTATTTAATTGCAGATACAGTTTCTGTTAATTGTTCATTAATTACAGCATCGGCACCAGTTGTTCCAATTCTATATGCAAGTCCATTAAATACTGCGTTGAAATTAGAACCTGTTAATACATCAGCCTTGACAGCATCAAGAATCAAACCAATATCTCTCTTACACTTATCGCCATCGAATGTGTAATATCTGTCCTTAATGTATGCCTGTACTTCCTCAATAATGAAATCTCTATTACGCTGTAATTGTTTTCTAGCAAGAGTTCTATTCGGATCGAATGAAGCCTTGGTTAGAGTTGGCAATTGAGCAGTTTCAATATTTGTATCATCAACCAATTCAGCAATTACATTGAATAAATCATGAACAGCTGTTCCTGTTGTAGCATCAGCAGGAGTACCATCAGTACTTTGATATGGTCCTTCACTTACCGAATTAGCAAGTGCAGATACAAATGTATGAGGTTGTTGACCTGAACCACCAGTTCCCACATTCATTGTAAGCACAGTTGGAGTCACAGCTGTAATTGTGACAGGTTTCTGATAATATGGGTGATGTGCTTGAGGTGAAGTATGGTTAGCAGCACCACTACCCATATCACAACTAAATGTAAAGGCATTGTCTTTTAACCAAACCTGGTCACCTGGAACTAAATCATGAGAACCAACTGTGACCGTGAACACACCAGTAGCAGGGTCGTATGTAGCGTTTGTTGGAGTAAATGTGTTGTATGTTGTCGCATGAGCAACTTCTTTAACAACCTTTTCAGCAACATCTGCTAAGTGGCCAAATGCCAATCTTGTAGCTTCTCTTTGTTCGTAAGGTAGAACATTAATTTTTTCGCGAAGACCTGCAACATTAGCATTATCATCATAATCAGATAATGTTCTGAATTGTCCTTTTACTTCAATCGGTAAAACATTTACAGATCTGAGTTGTTCGTAATCAGCTGATTCAGAGTCAAATCGTCTAAAGTAGTAATCCAATACTTCAAGTGTATTTTCGTTTCCACCATATTCAATATCTCTTGAAACAGCATCAACCAATAGACCGACATCACGTTTACATACATTCTCGTCATAAGCCAATCCATTATATTCATCAGCAAGGAAATCAATGACACTTGATTGTAGATTTTCTGTATAACCATCAATGATGTCAACCTCTTGTCCAAATTCTGGATTTGTAGGTTCTACATAAGCAGGTAAATTATCTAAATTATCATCTCTAATAATTTGTGTTGTAATATTAATTCCATCTCTTACTGCATTACCAACCACAATACCAGCATCAGTTTGTGATACATCTTGTGTTTCAGCATTTCCAGATGTTTTTGTGACTGCTTGGTCTCTTACAATCTGATATGCAACTTCAGCTATATGTTCCCAAGTTTTTGCTGTTGGTAATTTTTGGTCCTCTGGTAAAACACTAATTGCATTTTCGTAATATAATCTTGCAAAGTTAATTGAACCAGCATTTGAACCATATTGGATATCCCAAGAAATTGCATCAACAAGATAACCTGTATCTCTCTCACATTTTGCAATATCATAAGTTAATGTTGGGAATTCTTGAGCAATATATGCAGTGACTTCAGCAATAATAAAGTCTCTATTTAATTGTAATGCAGTTCTAGCAACTGTATGGTTGGCACTAGGCGCAGCTGTTGTTCCGAATTGTAAAGCATTTGCATTACCTGAACCATTATTCATAATGTCGATAATTTCATCGAAACCAGCATTGGCTCTGGATAGAGCGGTACCAGTAAGTTCGGAACCAATCTCACCCTTAAGGTAATTAATAGCACCAACTGTTTGTGTTAATTGGTCGGTGACAACTTCGTTTGAACCTTTTGTACCAATCTGATATCCTAGTCCCATAAAGACAGAAGGATAATTAGAACCAGTAGCAACATCACGTCTTACAGCATCAAGAATATATCCTGTATCTCTTGAACACTTATCGCCATCATATACAAAATATTGACTTTGTAAATATGAAGCAACTTCTTCTTGTAAGAATTCTCTATTGTCTTGTAATTGTTCTCTTGCGTATTGTCCTTGTGAATTATATGTCACTTTAGACACAGCATGTTTTTCAACCGATACAAATGTATGAGCTCCACCGGAACTTGTAGCAAGTTGAACTGTAATATCATCACCAGCTACATTTGTAATTAACATAGGTGTTCTATAATTTGAATCACCTTTTCTTGGATATGAGTGTTCAGTTGCATTTCCATCTTGAGCACAAGTATATGTGAATGAATATGGAGCAAACTCAATATAATCATTAGTTGTTAAATCATGTCCTGGAATTGTGACTACTGAAATACCTGACGCAGGGTCATAAGTAGCAGTTGTCGGTGTATAATGACTTACATATGATGCTGGGTCAGTAAATACAATAGCATCAGAATCAATAGCACCAGTCTCAGCTCTTATAAATGTGTGAGCACCACCAGGTCCAGCACCAACATTCATTGTAATTGTATTATTGGTGACCGAATCTAATTTAACTGGTGTTCTATAGAATGGGTGATGTCTTTCTGGAACAGCATGTTCAGTTGCATTACCATCAAGAACACAAGTAAATACTACACTTTCAGGTTTCAGCATTACATAATCACCAGCCACAAGGTTATGGCCTTCGCCAATTGTTGCAACAAATACTCCAGTTGCGGGGTCATAAGTAGCATCAGTAGGTGTATATGTAGATGTATATTCTGCAGGTTTAATATTATCAGCAGTAGCACTTACAAATGTGTGAGTAGATGTATCACTAGAAGGACCAACATTTACTGTAATTGTACTTGCTGCTGTAGCAGAAATTGTGACAGGAGCCTTATAGGCAGGATGTCTTCTTTCCCCTTCGATACTATTTGCAAGAGCACTTACAAATGTATGAGTTCCGCCACCATTAATTGCTGCACCAACATTCATTGTTATAGTTGTTGATGTGACACCAGTCAATGCAATTTTCTTTTTATAGAATGGGTGGTGTGGTTCTGGGTAAGCATGTTGTGTGACATTACCATCAAGGTCGCAAGTAAATGTAATACTTTCAGGTGCAATTTCTACCAAGTCACCAATTTGTAATTTATGTGCGCCGATTGTAGCTGTAAATACACCTGTTGCAGGGTCATAAGTAGCCCCAGTAGGTGTAAATGTTGAAATTGTTGTTGTTGGGTATGTGTGCTGTGTAGCATTGCCATCAAGAGCACAAGTAAATGTTAAACTATCAGGCGCAATTAAAATCTGGTCTCCAACTTGGAAATCGTGATTACCAATTGTTAATACTGTCAATCCAGATGCTGGGTCATAAGTAGCATTTGATGTTGAATATGTTTTATTTCGGTCATTCATGATATTTAAGATTTCATTAAATGACTCGTTAGATCTGAATTCAGAAGCATTATCAGATAAACCAATAACCTCTCTAATACCATCAGTAAGAGCACTTACAAATGTGTGTTCATTAGAACCACCAGTCCCCACATTCATTGTAATTGAATTTCTTGTGACAGACTCAATTTGACATGGGTGGTTATAGAAAGGATGTCCTGCAACTGGTACAGAATCATTTGTAGGACCAGAACCTGTATCACAACTAAATGTGACAGCACCTTCTAGGAAACTTACATAATCACCAGGTTCTAAACTATGTTCGCCGATGACAGCTGTAAATTGACCAGTTGTTGGGTCGTATGAAGCATCAGTTGGAGTAAATGTACTTCCAATTTCTGTATTCGCAACTAAATCTCTAAGTTCCTCAATCGCTCCAGTTGTCTCTACTAATTGTTCATTAATTACATTATCAGCAAGAGTTGTTCCACTTCTATATGCAAGACCTGTTTGGATTGCATTATAGTTTGTACCAGTTAAAATGTCTCTTTCTACTGCCGGTAAAATGTACTGTGTGACATCTCTACGACACTTGTCAGAATCATATCTGAAGTAGTTGTAGTCAATATAACCAAGCATATGTTCTTGAATGAACTCTTTATTTGCCTGTAATTGTTTTCTAGCATTTCTCTTATCTGCATCAATACTTGTAGAATCACTCCATATAATTTCTGAACCAAGTTTTGAAACTGAATTAGGTAATGCTTCAACAAATGTATGGTCATCTACGATAGCAGAAGCACCAACATAAACTGTAATACTTGTAGCATTTGCACCAATAACTTCAATAGGAGTTCCTGCAGCTGGGTCAGAAGCTCTAGGATATCCTGTTCTAGAAGTATTGTTATCTCTATCACAAGTGAATATTAAGCCACCAGTTTTAAGAAGAATTTTACTACCTTTTGTGATACCGTGTCCAGAACCAAGTGTAATAACTGATTTACCTGTTTCAGCATCATATGTAGCGTTTGTTGGTGTAAATTGAGTATCTGAATTTTCTAAAATTTTGATAATTTCATCATATCCGTCATCAAGCCTTTGTGAAGCAAGATATGAATCGCCATCTATTAATTCGTTTGTTTGGTCTTTTAATCTCTTATATGCCGCGACAGTCTCATTATTCTGTTGTTGAATAACCTTTTTAGCAGTCGCCATGTAATAAGCACGACCAGCTGTGACAGAGTTATAGTTTGTATCATATAACATGTCATTTTGAACAGCCGGTAAAATATAATCCTGGATATCTCTACGACAAGCAACACTATCGTAAGCATAGAACTCATCATTATTTTCAATCCAGTCAATTAATTCATCTGTAATAAATGCTCTATTATCTTGGATTAATTCTCTAGCAGCAACATAAGGAACCGAAGTATCTCTCCAAATAATTGGATTCATATTCTCTTCGCCATACTCTACAACATTGTAAAGTTCCTGGAACGAAGTATTTGCACGTTCATTAATATCTGAACTTGCACCAGAGAATATATTCTCAACACGAGATTGTAAATATTGGTTTGCACCAAGAGTTGCATCAAGCTGTTCACCGATAACTTTTGAACTGATTGGTGAACGATATGTAATACCAGCAAGTCGTGACCAGTAGTTTGTATCTAGAGCAATGTCATAACCGACACCATCTAAAATGATACCACTGTCTCTTTCACATTTATCCGCATCGTAGAATGTATAGTCTAAGCCACCTTGAGCTGTGTTTGCAGAGAGGTAGTCAACCATATCATCAATAATTGTATCAGCCTGAGCATCGATAGTATCAGCGAAAGCAGTATTACCAATAATTGTTGCCGTTGTATTTCTTGGTTGGAATACATTGGTCGAACCTTTTGCTCTCATTGAGATATCACCGAACTGAGTACCTGAGTTGTTCAGTGTCATCTGACCACCATTCAATGCATAGAATGCAATACGAACGAAGATGGATAGAGAACCAATACCATTAACACCAGCACCATCTCTGGCTACATAACCTATACCATTTTGTGTTCTAGGTGTGAAACCAAAACAAAGTACATAGGTATAAAGTGAATCAGGGTCAAGTACACGCCTATCAGCAAGTACACAACCACCACCACGGCCAACCTCTCTGTTAGGGAAGTCGTCAATACCAATTGATTGGATTACACCAGTACCACCAGATTCTGAAGTAATAGTGTCACCGACAGCAAAGCCTTGTCCATTTTTAAGGTTTCTGACATAAATTTCATCAGCGGTAGCAAGTTCATCTACATAACTGACATAACCTACAGCACCAGAACTGAATTTAATTTCATCATCTTCGGCAAATGTTCCACTGTGTCCTGGCTCAAGATAGAATTGTTGACCTAGGTCAGCAAGTGTACCTTTTGAGTTAAAAGGATTTAAAGGTGGTTCAACATCTTGTCTTAAGAAGTTTGATAACTGAGTACTATCTCTTAGGTATGGAGAACGCAGGAGTTTTGCACCTGGTCTGTATGCGATAGCAAATCCACCTTCTGGGAAATCAAAGTTATCAATTTTCCAATTCTGATATGAGAAACCTTGAACATAACAACCCGAACCAACAAGAATAGCGTTATTATTTTCATATCCAGGTAATGCTTCAATTACAGTAGCATATTGTCCAGCTGTTGAAGTCATTGAACAATCATCTGGAAGTGCAAGATTACCTTTTGTGTAATATGTTCCTGGACCCGCAGAAATGTGTACAGAATTATTCACTGCGTTTCTGTTAAGGTCACCACCAGCCTTTTCTAAACAAAGTTCAAAAGCTCTTTCCAATGTTTGAACAGGTTGTAATTGTGTACCAGGATTTGAATCATCACCAGATCCCGCATCTACGTGAACCTTAAGTGCTTGTGCAGTTTTCTTAGAAACTTCGTCATATAAAGCACCAAAACTAATTTGTTCTGTTTCACCTGTTTTCTCATTTCGGATTGCAAAATAACTTTCATCATCAATAGGTGGTTCGAACTCATTATTGAGCTCCATGTCAAAGTCAACAAGATTAGAATTTGTTATTGTACCACCATCAAAAACAGAACCTGAAACAGTACCATTCTCGAAACTTGAATTGTTAGAAGATAATCCATCAGCAGATGAACTTCTGATTGTCATATCAGTAGCTACAACATTATCCATTGTACCTGTAAATGAGGTATTGGATATTGTACCATCTGTAAATGTAGAATCATCAATGGTTGAATTTGTAAGTACTACATTATTACCAGTTCCGTCATTGAATTCGGAATTTGTAATGATTACATTATTTGCATTACTGTCAAAAATATCTCCACTTGTGAAAGTAGAAGAGGTTATTGCTACATTATTTGCAGTAGAATTTGTAATTCTGGAATCATCAATATCAGAATTGGCAATATCTAAATTTTCACCAGTAGAATTTGTTAACTGACCATTATCAAATACTGATTGTGTAATTGTAGAATTATTTGCAGTGCCATCGTTAAATTCTGATTGTGTTATGACAACATTATTTGCAATGGAATCTGTAATTGTAGAAGTTGTGATTGTTGTATTTGAAACATCACCGTCTGCAAATGTAGAAGTTGTGATTGCTGTATTTGCTACTCTTGAATCAAGAACATCACCATCAGTAAATGTAGATGTTGAAATTGCTGTATTGGATATTGTACCTTCAATAAACGATGAATTTGCAATCGCACTGTCATCAATTGTTGAGTCAACTAAACGAACATCAGTACCATCAACATCATCTAATGTGCCTTGAGAGAACGATGAAGATGTAATTGTAATATTGTTTGCAGTAGAATTTGTGATTGTTGTATTGTCAATATTACCACGAATGAATGAGGTATCTTCAATATCTGAGTTATCTATGACTACATTATCAAGACGTGAATCGCGCATGACCACGCCAGAGATTGTACCTCCGGTAATAGTAATACGGTTAAAGACCTCATACTGAATAGCTTGTACGAGTTCTTTTCTAGTAATGTTCTTGGTACCGTCATCACCTTGAACAAGGTTGACAATAACGAATAGGTCTTCCGACCTGGTATTAGCACCTGTAATTGAACCTAGTTCTGAAATTTTTGCCATTTAGCTTATCCTTTATTCCTTATGCGACCAATTACACCTTAACTCTTATTTATCTGGTCCTGTAAATCATCTACCTTTCCTTTCAAATCTTTTATCGCTTCAATAAGTAATGGAACGATATGTGCATAACGAACAGCCTTGTAATGCTCGGAATTTTCTTCATGTTCTTGTTCAAATTCATAAACTACCTCAGGTAATACTTTCTCAATTTCCTGAGCAAGAACACCTGGAAGAGTCTCATCTGGTCTGTCTTTATAATTAAATGTATAGCCATTTATTTGTGAAACTTTATCTATCGCGTTGTTAATTCTTACAACATTTTCTTTTAATCTTTCATCTGATACGGAACCATTTGTTGTAATATCTCCAACAGCAATAATATCGCCTGATGATTGATACAATCCAATTTTTGGAGTAGAGCCATCTTTAATTGTAAGATCGCCATCAATATCAACATCACCATCTGAAGCTATACCTGAACCACCAGATGTTGTAATTGTTCCAGAAACAGTAATACCTGCATTGTTCCATGATAGTGGAGTATATGTACTTCCACCATAATCTACTTGTAAATAACCAATCGGCACACCACTTTGTTGGAAACCAGACATATATGCCTTAATTCCGGTACCTACTGAAGGTGTAGCAATGAATTGATTACCAGTATATGTACTTAATTCGCCTTCGCCATCAAAAGAAATTACACCAGTTGAACTGATATTAATACCATCTCCACCTGAGAAGGAACCTCTTGCCCTTGCTTGTGTAAAGTAAAGATTAGTCGAACCTTCTGAAACATCATCAGTAGTTAAACCACTACCTCCACCGCCAATCGTAATTGTACCTACCGTCAAGTTTCCGGTGACAACAGCATCTGGAACTGTTAATGTACCAGCTGGAGATAACTCAAATTTTGTTGGAGAAGTTCCAGTATCAATTACAAAATTACCTGGATTACTTGACTCAATACCAGCAGCCCATGTTAATGAACCATCAGTAAAATTAACTTGTCCGCCAGAACCAAAATTAAATGTTGCCGCCGCCTTGGCATTACTTGTGACTGTGATTGGACTTTGGAAATTTACAACCGTTTCCGTATTTGGAGCAATATCATCAGCTTTTACTAATGTACTTCCAATCACTGTTGCTGCAGTAAATGTTCCAGTAATGGCTGCACTTCCGTCGGTTGTATCACCAGCACCAGCGGTTGACGCTGTGACTACATCACTCTTAAGTAGACTTACAATCTCATTAGTCTTATCAAACCAATTTTGAAATGTCTGCGTAGTGTTTAAATTTCCTAATGAAGGTTTAGCCATTTATTTGTTTTCCAATTCTTCTATCTTTTCCCAGATAGTTATTAAGCTTCTTTTGATTTCAAGAATGTCTTGTTGTATAACATCGACTTTACGATAATAAGACCTTTCAATCTTATATTTATTTAAAGCAGCCTTATCCGTGTTCAGTACTGCTTTACTTTTCTTGTCTCTCTCGAAATTCATTCATAAATCTCTTATGTTAAGGCAATTGCTCTATAATCTAAAAGCGTAGGAGCATTATGCACATTATTAGATAATAATTCTATTTTAATTGCGAATGTTCTGAAACCATCAAATACACCATTTGTATTTGTATATGTAAAAGCACCAGTTGCAAGTCCACCAACCTTATTCGCAGCAGGAATTCTATATTTAAATTCCCTATAATCTCTAATATTTGTTGTGGTTGAGAATACACCAACACCTTCAAATAATTCTAATTCAGTCCAATCAAGAACATTAAATTCAGCATTATCATAGGCATGTTTCGCCTTAATATAAACTTTAATGTCTGTATTTTGAGGTCTGTATCCAGATACAATTACTTCAATATCCTCGGCATCCAAATCAGCAGCAAGTTCAATTTTCTTACTGATATATTTTGAAGTGGTTGCAGAGTCATTTGTAATATTATATTCGTATGCAAGTAGTTTAGATGCTTCGATATCTAAGAATGGAGTCGATGTGACATTGCCAGCATTTTCCAATCCTACATTAATATCAAATACCTTTGAACGTGCAGGGTCGTTTGATTTACTGTAAATTATAACACCATCTTTACTGAAGTGGTTATTATCATTAAATTTCATTGGTTGTGCGTAAGTTGTATTTACAGCATCAGGTGGAACAAATGTACCACTTAAATTTAATTTTGAAACGGAGTCTGCAGCTCTCATAATCATTGGCTGAACATAACTTAAATTAATGTTATCAATACTTACAGTATTTGCAGTAATTTCACTATCAAGTCCTACAATATCAGTATTGGCAGCAAATGGTCGTATTGCTGTAGCATTACTATCCTCAAGATGAATTGTGTAAGGATTATTTTTATCGTAATATGATAATGTACCTTTTACAACAGGAAGCATAGAACCACCAGTTGTAATATCTGCAAAGCCCCAAGGTCTTGTAAGTGTAATCTGAATTGCACTATCTACTGATTGAACTTCAAATAAGTCGTAATCGCCACTTAAATTATCAATTTTTACAAAATCACCAGCACTGTATGTATCGTCAAGGTCAGCACCAGTGACAACAGCAGAACCTTGAGTAATACTAATTGTATTTGCAGTAGCACCCTGAAGATCTTTAATCTGATAAACCGTTTCACCTAATCTGAATCTTCCATTGAAATCATTAATTGATAAGAATTCGTGGTCATCATTTGTAAGTGTAATTGTACCAGACGATGAATTGAAGTTATGGCGTTTTAGTGTAAACTTAAGATCTTCATCTTGGTAAGATTTCCAAGCACTATTATTCGTTGATGTGAAGAGAACACCATCTCCCCAGTCTTGAACAATAGCTGAACCTTGAGTATCACCAGGTGTTAAGTCAGTACCACCAACCTTAGATGTAAACACTAAGTAATTCGGGTCAGAAGCATCTGGTTGTAATACAATTGCATATTCTTTTTCTACATCAAGTCTGATTGGAGCTTCAAATGCAAATGTTGTTGCAGCAGAAGCATCATCTGATACATTAATTGCACTAGGTAATTTATGTACAACAGAGAATGGAACAATATTAATATCCGGATATCCATTTACAACTTCTCTTACCTGAAGTGAAATACCATTTAAACCTTCACTGCCAGATGGCTTACGTTTAAAGAATACATCAACCTCTGATAGATAAACAGAATTTGAACCTTGTCCCATACCTTTCTTAACAAAGAATGTTTGAGCAAGTGGGTCACGTCCTCGTCTCCTTCTGGCAACATTTCTTGTTGTCGTTGTTGTATTGACATCAAAATCAGGTGCTCTGGTAGAAGTTGTGAGTGATGTTTTCTCTACACTAAAGTTATATGCACGATATGTGACAAAGCCTCTTGATGTTGCAGCAGAGTCAATATCAGCAATTGTAGAAACGTCAGCAATTTGTAATACTCTATCACCAACATAGAATGTTTCTTCAGGTAATGCAAATACAGCTCTTAATACACCATTCGCGTCTGTTGAAACAGCATCCCCTTTATTACCAAATCTGCCAACCTCATCGGCACGGTCAGCTGGTGTTCCAGGAATAACATGTGAATCAACATTAACACCATCAAAGAAGAAATAATGTCTTGTATTTGGTCTTAGACCGGACATGTAAACGGCGATGTCGCGTCCAGCCATGAATGGCTCAAATTGGAAATTAGTAAGGAAATCACCTACAAATGATGTTGTAGTACTTCCTGGTTCAACATTAATTTCACTTGTTCTTGTTGTAATTGTTGTAAATTCTGTTCCAGCACCACGTCTGCCAGCTCTACCTGGATCTGGGTCAAATGTGGTCACAGCTGTAGTATCAGTCATCGGCAAGAATTGCTGAATACTATCTACAAAATCCTGGAATGGAGTAGTTAAATCAATATCAATAGAAACTGGATTTGTTGTTGTATCATATGCTGCATCGTAAGGTGGTGAAATAATACCATCACCAACATATTTGTAGAAATTACTTACACAGTTTCTAATATTAGAAGCATAAGGTTGTGAAATAATATTTACATTTGAATCACGAGATAATGTTCCGACTTTTGCGTTTCCGGTAGATGGGAAAATTGATGAACCTGTAGCTGTCTTATATTTTAAATTAATTGGATATGTTTTTACTGAAGGTGTTAAAATTCTTTGATTAAATGGAATCGCAGCACTGAAATCTGGATTTTCAATTTCCGCCAGTGTTAAATCATTAAATGGGTCTACAATAAATCCATTTTTAAATCTTGATAAACCATTTTCGTCTGTAATAACAAGATTTTGTGTATCTGCTTCCAATTGGTTAAGAGAAATATAATATGCAAGATTATCAATTTTCTTATCGAGGTCGTGCATATCCTTCATTGTAAATGCTTTAATACCAGTAGCCTTTGCCTTAATCGCGTATTCATTTTTACGCTGTGAATCAGCTGTTTTTCTGGATATTGCAGGATAACCTGGAATTGAAACTTGCGCGATTGCCAATTGGTCAGTTCCTACACGAGGTGGAACTGCAAACCTTTCTTCCTCTCCTTTAATAAGTGATAACTCACCATAAGAGTCTGCAACGATTGTATCTACTCGTGACAAGTAATATTCAATGTCAGTTGTGATATTATTGCCGAATGCAGGAATAAGTGGTGTTCCATAATCACTAAATGATGGTGGTGCAAAACCTACCGTTCCAGAAATTGTTGGAGCAGTACCAGCCGTAGCACCAAAGTCCGCCAATGGGTCTTTATCACGATAAGGTCTAAAGTCAATACAATCTCTTAAATTATATCTTATACCAGATTCTGAAACATGAACTGGGATATCATATCTATCAACTGTGTTTGGATAACTATTAATTGTAAAGAAATATTCGCCTGTTGCAGCAGAAGGTTGGAATACCTTGAGTCGAACTGTCAATGTACCAGAAGGTTCTGGTCTGCCGACGATTGATTCCATATAGGATAAATCGTAGTAAGTATCTTTTTGGTTTGTGTTTAATCTGAAACTACTTGTAAAGTCATTGCCTGAAGCATCTACAACACTTACGATTTGATATACATCAGGGAAACCTAAATTGTATTTTGTTTGGCTAGGATTATATGCAACTTTGACATAAGTTTCATGTGAAATTTTATTGTATGGGTCTACACCATTTAGTGAACCAATTAATCTTTTATTATAGTACACAGTCACATTCGTCGCAGGAGAGTCTGCTGGGTCCAAATTAATGGTCAATACACTATTATTTAGCGACGTTGTAGGCGTTCCTACGATACCAATTTTTGTATTTGTACTATCAACAACTAGAATATCTTCAGCAGTATTTGTACAAGCAAAATCCTCACCAGGGTTTGCTGTAAGTGTAATTACATTACCTGTATGGGTTGCTGCTTCTTGAATACGAGTAGGAATAAGTGTATCATCTGTATCAAATAAACTATTCATTCCTGTATCAAAAATCAGAGCCTTACGACCTACTTCTTTTAATCTAGAACTATCAACTTGTATAAATCCAGAACCATCTGAAACTCTATCAACATCAGATATAGGCGAAGCACCAGTCAATACAATACCTGTGAGATAAATTCTAGAAGGCGTTAGGTTAATTGCAATTGCAGAACCTATATTAGAACCACCACTATCTTCTAAGGATACTGAAGTCCAGTCAATGTTTACCGTACCTTGAACACTTACGACATCTAAATAATTACCATAATCAAGAGCAACAGACTGTGCATTTACTACTTCTGTTGAAGAAATTTGGTCAATCTTAAATGCTCTATCACCGGAATTTTCTACCCTATAACCTTTTACGTAAGCAACACCTTGACCAACTAAAACATGAACCTCATTATTTGCGGTTCCTTCAGGAATACGGTCATCTGTTTGTAATGGGAAATCTCTTAAAACATAATTGCCTGATTCCTCATAAGTTCTTCTTGCAAGTTCTTCACCCAGAACATTGTATTGAGAAACATCTCTTACTGTGACAGCATTACCATTTTCGTATCTGACAAGTGTAAAGAAATTTGAATCGGCCTGAGCTTCTCCTGTTGGTATGACAACAAGTTGAGGTACCAGTTTCAGTCTATCGGCACCAGGCGCATTTTCATTATTTGAACCATTTGCATTATCATATAAACTTGAATCTTGTAATGCACTTATTAATTCTTCTGTAATTCTATAACCAACCGAAACACCATTAGGAGAATTACTATATTTTTCTACAACAAGTGTTTGGTCAGAAGCGAATAGGAAATGTCCTTTTTGGAATACAACTCCAGGCGCAGCTTGTAAACCGAAGGATTGGCCAACATGTGGGTTGCCAGATGTAGGTTCAGCTACCTCGATACCTGTAATACTATCTCTTGTATTTGCAACATCTGGAATATCAGCTACAGGTGATGTTGTACCAACTTTAAATTTGTAAAGATTAATAGTAAGACTTTCACCATTAAGAAATTGTTTGTAAATACTTGACGTGTTTGTATAATTGATATAAAATGTATTTAAATCTGGTGGTCTTGATTCATAACCAAGAGAAGCTTGAATAATATTAGCTTTAAGGCCAGTTGTTCCACCTACAACCTCGTATACGTAGTCTAACTCTACATCTTGTCCACCAATATTTTCTGTGACTCTCGTGCTGACATAATTCGTTGGGTTGAACCCAGGAATTGTAATCATTTTAACAAACTGAAGGTCATCAAGTTCTGTAAAGTTGCAACCTTTTACAATACTTCCTTCTTTAAAGATATTATCACCAAATTGTTCTACTTGGTTTTGAAGCTGAGTTTGAAGTTGTGTCAGCTCACGAGCTTGAACAGCGAATCCTGGTTTAAATAGAACGCGATAATATTGATTTTCTTGATCGAAATCATCAAAGTATGGAGCTTGATTGAGGTTTGTGTTAATAGGCATCTTTAATAATTTTCCTTAAAATTCCAATACAAACTTAAATTCTTCCCTTGAAAGGTCTGTTCTGGCCAGTGGGAAGAAATCTTCCATAAAATACACTTCACCAGTTCTCTGTAAATATTCCGGAAATACAATATTGTTGTTTATAGGAGTATTTATCGAGATTATTTGTCCTGTGTCGTTTCTAAATGGCAAAGTTAGGTCTAATGAAACATCTCCATTACCTGTATTTGCATTATTCGTATATGGTCCCATATATTCTGCTAGATAAATTGTATTTGCTGTCGCATCAATTTCATGTATTTTTGCAGAAAATGTGGTCTCATTATTAGAATCAAGTTGTATAATTGTAGTATTTGCTGTAAGCTTATCGTAATCGTTTGTTGTAATTGCAATTCTGTTATCAAAAATAGCTGGGGCTGTATTTGCAAAACTTGGTGACCTTACAACACCAACAGAGCCGTAAGTATTTGTATCTCCAATGTTTGTATTATCCTCAGCCGAAATGTATGCATAAAAACTAAAGTTTCTGCATTTAAATTCGTCAATTAAATTATAAGCATGACCACCATCTGGTGATAATACAGGTCTGATTACTGCTCGCACATCAGTTGTTGTTTCATCTTCTGGGTCAAAATCATAAGATGGGTCAACAATCCTAGCTGTAATATTATTATATCCCTGTCCTTGGTCTAAAACTGTGATTGATTTAATTGAACCATTTTGAATATTAGGTACACCCACGGCAGAGGTTGCATTAGGTGCGGCACCAGTTCCATCACCTTTAATTTCCAATTTAGGTAAAATTTGGAAAGATGCATTACTTTGCACACCAGCAGCAACAGGATTTGCAGCGCCGGTTAAAAGTTCTCTACCCACACGAATTTCAGCATTACCAGATGTTTGGAAATATTCATAATATTCTATTTCAAATAATCTTGAAACACCATTTGGGTTTGTTGTATAAATGAATTGTCCAGCATAATATTGAGGAATAGGACTCCACGTAGTAAATGGGTCTACAATCATAACACCAGTTGTAAAAGGATTACCTACCATACCACCGGTTTCTACTGTATAACCAGCATTAATATCGGGATTTTCTACAATAATATCTGATACCGTAGAACCACCACCAGTGGCCGGAGATATTACAGCTGTATTAGCTGAAATGTTTAATAATGGAATGAAACCTAAAGCATTATAAGCTTCAAATTCTAAATCCGTAAGTCTGTACATATATTTCCAAACATAACCATCTGCTGTTTTATAAATCTGATTTGTAGTAGTAGCATTATAGTTTGGAGGATTTGATGTTGTTGCACCGTTATTATTATCCAGACACTTATAAATTCTATAATCACCTGTATCGTTTTGAGTAGGCCCTACAACAGCATAAAAATTTTGTCCTGTTAAATCTACTGTATCATCATATTCAGCATAAACTGAACCGACCTGCCATGGATAATAAGGAATACAAAAATGAATATCACTATTTTGAATTTTCTTACCAAACAAAGTTTTTTCTAAAAATTCGTTTTTAGATTTATGTGTATCAGATGGGTCGAATGTGCCAATAGATGACACAAACAAATAATAGTCTTGATTATCTCTTACATCTGCAAGAAATAATCTTGTGACATCACTTTTAAAACTGTTGCTTAATACTTCTGCCATTGTGAGCTCATTTGTAAATTAGAATGGTTAAGTTTATTTATTCTCATCTTCTATGTTCCTATGCGTATCTTTCTGCGAGGATATATTTGGCCACTAGCTGGACGTTTTCCAAAATCGGGCTGGCGTATTGGATTAATATATTTTCCGGTACTCAATCGGATACCATAAGGAATATTAATGATATCTGTTGGTGTTTGAAATAAATCACTTAAATCAGAACCACCATTTTGAGAATCTCCATCTACAATTGCAAAAACATTAGATGATGAGTATAATTTATTTGATGCAAAATTTGCTGCCGTTGGAGCATTTGAAAAATCTACTAAACCTTCACTAACTAAATTTGGTTTGGCGTTATTTGTGACAATTTCCTTTAACTGTGCAATTGTTGGATATGTTCCTCGTTTAATATAGAAATCACAAATCATAATACTTGCCGTTCCTGCAGCAACTGGTCCTGCGCAAGATGTTCCACTAAAATATCCCCATTGACCATCAGATTTTGATATGGTTGGGTATGCTGTCCATGTATATGCGCCAGTTGCGGCAACATCAACCATCGGACCTCTACTACTATAATCATCTAATACTGGATTTATAGTACTTTGTTGACATGCAGCAATTGTAAATTGGTTATCCCCACCTCCAGCATATACTCGGCAAGGTCTAGCTGATGTCACAGTTGGACTATTTGGTGCAGTCGCTGAAGAAAAATCATATCTACCAAATCCATCAATATTCATATCTACATAATTTGCGCCTGGGTCAATATAAAGCATATTATCTTTTCTTGGGTCGGTTTCAGCAACACCTACGATAGAATTATTACCAGCGCTTTGGAAATGATATATACCACCAGCATTATTAAAATTTGACATAATCGTATCAAGTGTAGTATATCTTGAACCAATATTCCAAGCAATCATCCATTTTGTCTGGTTATCAGCTGGGTCTTGAATTACACGAGGTATCATGAGATTATTGACAAATGGAGTAAAATCAGTTCCCCAACCATCTGGTATTACTTCTGTGACATTAATTGTACCAACCATTGATGCATGGAATTCACAAATATAATAATATGTTCCAGGTGTTGTTGGAGTCCAAGATACACTAGCTGAACCTTGTCCAGTTACGCCAGAAACTTGGTCTCCAGTTCCTGTTGTTTGAGATGTTTTAATGTATAATGGGTGAGCACCAGAAACATTATTTGTAATATTTAATGTATCACCAACAACTAAATCTAATGTTGGGTCTGATTGAGCACCAACAAAATTTCCACCTCTGTGGCCACCAGTCATTTCATAATTTGAAGAACCAGATGCTGTGACCGTATTGTTAAATGTTTGTGGCGGATTTGTTGTAGGTCCTGGCCTATTAATTGTTGTTAAATTACCTTCGCTATCATAAGTATCTATTTTGTAAATATCTTCAATAGGAACAGCACCAGTTAAATCAACTCCTACAAATCCCCAGGCTCCTGTGACAACTGTGGCATTACGAATACCAGTTTCTGGATTGACAGGTTTATTTTGATGAAAATCTAAAACACCATTATATGCTGCAGCAACACCATTTGAAAGATATACAACTCGTAAACTTGAAACATTACTCCAACCACAATATTTCCCGCCAGCAGCACTTAAAACACCAATCGCATGAGCACTAAAAAATGTATTATTTGCCGAAGCTTGGTCATTATCAACTAGACCAGAATCATAGTCTGTCCAGTCTGTTTTTACAAATCTTGGATTATTATTTTCGTCTAAAAAATCTGGGTGGGTATATGCATATGAATCGTATGTGTTTAAAGGAGTACCTGCTTCAACAGCTACAATATCAACATATTCACCAGCAAAATTTTGTTTTATTGTTGCTGAAACTTCTGCATCTTCTCCATCAGTTGTAAAGAATCCTACGGGTCCTGTATTTGATGTAATATCTACTCCACCATGAAACCAAAAACTTGTTGGAGAATAATCTGCTCCGTTTGTACCAGATGGTGTATTACGTGTTTCGAGAGTAGTGTTTCTAGAGTATTCAGGAGTAGTTGGATATGCTGCTTCATAAACATCATATTCACGTTCAACATCTATAACTAAATCACTTTCGTGTAATGCTGAAACTTCGTCCTCTGTCAATCTCATAGAGATTAAACTATCAAACATATTTAGATTGGATACGACTTCTAAACCAGCACCTGGACCAGTGCTTAAAAATGCTGCTTCGTCTGTACCTGGTTGAAGAATAACCGTGTAAATATGTTTATCCATAGATTAGGACTCTAATTTTAATGCTGTTAATGAAACTTGTACTGTCCCGGCACTTCCCGAGTTATTTTGTACCGCAACTGGTAATGTATTTTCTCCGTTATCAATATATCCGAAAACTGCTGGTGTCACTTTAAATGTTGTGTTTGGTGCTGTTGCAACAAATTCAGCAATAATACCAGCACCCTCTGATGGGTCTTGACCTTGTGTTCTACTTGCATCAGCTGTTCTTGATGCTGTATCAGAATAAATTCTTATCCATGATGCTTTATCTACAACTACTGTATAAAGGGCAAATGATTTTCCTAAATCTGCAAATGTGAGGTCACCAGAAGCTCCGTCTGCAATACTTGAAGTTGTTTCAGCCTCTGTCACACGAGTAGCAGCAGAACCACCACCTCCAGCAGAAGCCCATTGGTAATCAGAACCACTCCATTGTAAGAATTCATTAGCACCTGCACCAGATGTATTTAAATGAGAATCAACATCAGCATTTGCATATCCAGCAGCAGCACTTAATACACCATTACTAGCTGTAATATTATTACCAGCAAGAGCAGTAGCAAGACTAGCGATTGTTGCCTTTTTGGTATTATTACCATCAGAACTATCAATGAAACCAAAACTATCAGATGCGACATCAACTGTTTCAGCGGTGACACTATTTAAATCAGTACCACTGCCGCCTCCGCTTCCAGAAGCATCAATTGTAATTGTGTCTAATGTATTGTCCGTTGATATTGTAATATTTGAACCAGCAATTAATGTAAGAGTATCGCTAGAATTATCAGCTTCAACTGTGGTTTGACCAGCAACTGCAATTTTATCAAATGCATTTCCAACAGCTGCAGCGAATGTGACGCTGTCAGTATTTTGGTCAGTTGTAATGGTAATATTTGAACCACCTACAAAATTAAGAGTATCAGTAGCACTATCAGCAACAACACTGTTTTGGCCAGAAACAGCTATTGTACCAAATGTATTTGCGGAGCCTCCGCCACCACCAGAACCTAAATCTGATTGATTTGCAAGTTCAATCCAACTTCCAGCGTGGGCGTAATATAATTTTCCGGTATCGTGTGCGTGTCCTATACAACCGTGATATGTACCTGGGTCAACCGCATTTAATTCTGCAAGTGTATTGTAATAAAATGATATCTTGTGTGGTCGTCCATACAAATCAATATTGCTATTTGAATCAAATAATCCAGTAGCGTTTGTACCATTACCTATCGCTAGATATATTTCGTTGAAATTGTCGTTTGTTTTATCGAATGCATTTCTTAGCGGGTCACCTGTCCCGTCATTAGCGGATGCACCGATGTTAATAGTTTGCTTGGCCATAGCTTCCTCTTAATTAAAAATCTTTAATTTAATATTTATTCTAGTAAGTGATGTCATAATTGTTTTCAAAGAACTTTTGGATTAATCTTCTCATGTCTGTGGACACAGCATGTCCTACATTATCATTTAAGAAAATTACATCTCCATAATCTGCTAAGAAACTAGCAGAACCATAGGCTGTTCCAGTTAACGCCTGTGTTCCAGCATATCCTTGCGATTCAGCAAATCTGAATGCAGAATCCACTGCAGATAAGAAGTTCATTCCAACAAATGCACCACCATTATATGGAACGGTATTATCGTTCCTTCCGTTTAATTGTAAAATCTTTCTTTGTGGCATATTTAATTGTGCCGTATCATATCCATCGTTCGCATAAGCATCACCTGTTTGTTCGTGGTCAGATGGATAGAAGAAATCTCCAGATCTATATTGGTCATCATTTGTCTGTGAGATTATACAAGCAATTGCATCAACAGCTGTATCATCAATTTCTACAGCAGCTCTCAATGCGAGAGCACCACCATTGCTTATACCTAAAATTCGTATTTTGGTTTCGTCAACATTATTATAAAGCTTGAGTTTATCAATTAAATCTTCAAGCATTTCAATATCTGGACCATTACTTGATTCATTTGAAATGTTCCATGAATTATCATATCCATCAATACCAAGAAGAATATGACCCGGTAAATCAGCTGCCCAATCAGCAACTGTTGCTGTTCCATTACCACCAGAACCGTGTAATAATATTGCTACTGGATATGGGCCAGTTCCAGTAGATGGCATACCTACCGTCACTGTGTAATCATAGAAACCTTGACTCCAATTTTTCTGCACAGTTAAATCTGGACCTGAATTAATATTTAATGTTAATCCACCAGTTCCACCTGGTTCATGGTCTGCAGAAACAAATGTACTATCAGCTGTATAATTTGTGACCGAAGCTCTCAAGTCTGCAATATTTGCAATATCAAGAGGTGAGCCACTTCCATCGTCATTAAATAATCTTAGGAATCTTGCCTTGGTCGTATCATCTACTTTAGATTTATAGATAAAATCACCAAACATTTTTGTACCAGCTAAGTGTACATTTTCTTTTAATAATTTTTCGTATTGTTCTTTACCGAGTGTTGATTTAATTTGATATGAATATTCTTGGTAAAAGTCACTATCCTGAATTCGTTGACCTGATTCATAATAATTTACAGAACCATTTGCTGATGCGATATATCCATTAATATGTCCAGAATAATCAGCCCAGAAACCCTCTGTTTTTCCTTGTGTATTTGCTATAACTGTACCAGCAGCCTGTGGAATTCCATTTGCGTTATTTAAAGTTGCAAATGTATCGGTATTATTGAAATCAATTACTCTATTTGTTGTATCGACATAACCTAAACCTGAATTTTCAATACCCACAGACAAAATTTTACCAACAGCAAATTCTGTATCAGTATTAATAATTGCATTATCACCGTATGATTTAGGGTCGCTATAATCTATTGTAATACCAGTGACTGTGTAATCGTCATCATTTGGTCTTCGAATTGTTTCTGTTTCAGTAAATCCATAATAACTGTAAGGGCGAACCGTAATGGAACCAAATTCAGTATCGGTTGACATTACCAAACCACTTAAAGAGAGATTATCTGCATCTCTAATAACTTCACCAACTGTAAAGTTTCCTGCGATACCTGGTTCACTGAATCTTAAAATTTGATTTTTTCTTTCAAAGTTTTTAAATACATCATCTTGTGCAATTGCAAATACATCATTTACGTAATCGGAACCTGGATTAATATTATCAAAATCAACAATAGTACCTATCGTTAAATCTTGAATATCGAATGCATCTTCAATCGCCGTGTTAGAATTTACCGGTGAAGCAGAACCTGACATAGGACCAAAAGCCTCATAATCAGCTGAATTGAATGGAACATTATTTGCATTTACAAATGGAGCAACCGGGTCTGTAATTACTGAAACGACTGTTGAATTAGTTAAACTTGAAACAATAACATTTGTATTTGCATTTCCACCATCCGGATATAATGGTCCCGGCGACGAATTATTTAAAGGCGTAATTTGATTAATAGGGCTGATATTAATATTTGTATCTCTATCAACTGTGGATATAATTCTGGCCACATCAAACGAACCGCTGGTCATGTATACGCCAACACTTGATGTATTTTGACCAATTACGGTACCGGTATTATTTGCAGAATCTCGTAATGTTTCTCCAACAACAAAACTTAAATCTGGATTATCTAAAATAATTGACTGATTTGATACTAATAACCTAGTGTTATCTATTGTATAACCAAACCCACCATCCTCTACATTATATCGTACTTCACCAGTGACTTCGTTTGAAAGCTCTGTGACAATTGCCTTACCACCAGAACCATATTCATATTCCACATCAAGAATATCCCCAATCTGATTTCCTGTTGTGGCTTCTGGATATTTTGTATCAACATTAATTCCACTTAATGAACCATTTACTTGACCAAATGAAACAACTTCGCCTGCAATGTTTGTAAGAATATTATCATATCGTAAGAATGTTCCTCGAACTTCATCAATGTAAATAATTGGAGTTTCGATACCATTTAATACAACAAGGTTAATTTTTGAAACAGCTGCCATTGCTCCAGATGCAGAACCTGTAATGTTCAGCGAAACTAGATCTTTATAGCTATATTGTTTCTCAGTTTTTGAAAGAAATAATCCATTGTTTGGAAATAATTGAAGATATATTCCTTGGTTCCAACTACTGTTGGAAGCCTTGAGCATTCTTTTTGCTGGATAAACAAGTTCGACATCAAACTCTTCAAAGAAAATTGCAAAAAATAATTCAATACCTGCTGCTGTTCCTTTTCTGCGATAAAGGTCAAGAATATTTTTAACAATAAACTTAATAACATCTTCTTTAAGAGGTAAATCTGCAAGGAACTTTTTCTTAAAGAAGATAATCATGTTTGATAATGTGGAATCAATATCCTTTATATCAAAATATCTTCTTGATAGGTAAACGTGTTGGTTGGTTTGTGTTTCTGCGAATTTGTAGTAATCTTCTACTAATTGGACTAGCTCAGGCCCATCTTCCCTGTATATGCCAGGAAATTGGTGTTTAATAAAAAAGGCTATATTCTTATCAATTTCGCCTTGAGTTGCCATAGCTACTTCCTAATTAGTATGTACTACCACCACTGCCCGATGTTGTGGTGGAAGAAATTTGACTTGATGTTGCACCTATACTTTCTGCTGTCATATTTACTTTTACGTCAGCATCTCTGATTATGAATACTCTACCTTTTGGAGCCGTAATATCACTTCTCTTAGTATTTGCACATATTTTAATCCCTGCGCCAGTATATGCAGAAACAACAAATTTTGTAAGTCTTACCTCACCTGTTGCATAATCAACTGTACCAGCTGCTGGGTTAATAATTTGTTGGTTTGTGTCATCATCAGTCACTGTCATCATTGTGCCAGTACCATCGTCTTGTAAAAATACACAAGTACCATTTATATCATCAAATACACTACTTTTAATAGAAGGTTTAAAGTCTTTAAATCCATTTGTACTCTTATATGGATATGGTTTGACTAATTCTGCAGAGAATTTAAATGTTGGATTTGTTTCAATATTTAATGCTGGAGCATATTCAATAATTGGTAATACAGCAATACTATTACTTTGAATACCATCATCTAATGTATCGATTTCAGCATTCAATTTTGATAATCGTAATGTTTTATCAAAGTCTTCCAAATTAGAATCTGAATGTGTTTGGATTTGAGCTCTAATAAGTGATTCAAGTTCTTGAGCGGATTTTTGAGTATTCTTTGTAGTATATGTTGCGTCAACTGTGATATCAGCATATAAGAATTTTGTCTGTACAAAAATAGGTTCAATACCTAATGGACTCTTTTCTGACAAATAAGAAATATATGCTTGAGCCAATGTGTTGGAAATTAAAAGCGCGTCATCAGCAAGATATGCAGAAATTGCTACCTTTCCATATTGAGGTGGGTCAAGTTCTTCGCCGCCGTATGCCGATACAGCTGTAAGTTCTGGGAATCTTTGTTTTAATAATACTTCATAGTCAGATGTGGTCACAGCACGTTCTTGAATTTGTAATGCTTTAGGAGCAAAATATCTAATACTTTCTAATGATTCACGTTCAGCACCACCATTTGCAGCAACAATTGTCTCCACATTAATTGTCGCACCATCTAAAAATGCTGTTGTAAAACTTGCTGCTCCATTTGGTTCATCACCAGAACAAATACGATACCTTACACGCACATCTTCGAACTCTTCTGGTTGTAATCCAAATTTATTACCACCAAAATAAATTGCGTATCTGTTATCAAGATATGGTTCTAAATAAAATACTTTATCCTGTGGCTCGACTCCAAAGATTGTTGTAGCCCTATTAAACACATTCTGGTCCTCAGTAGCCTCTGCGTCAACGAATACAACAATAGAGTCGGTGTCAACTTCATCATTTGTTAACTGAACTCTGAGCACTCCGTCAGCGTCTACAATAAAGCCTTCTCTTTGGAAACTTGTTAACATTTGACCTTCAAAAATAACTACATTTTCGGCCACATATTTTCCAGGTTCAACACGTCTTGCTACATAAACTTCATTCGTAATAAAATTATATGTTTCACCTTGGTATGTAGCAGAGAAACTACTATACTGTGGAATTGTCACAGTTGAATCTTGCAATGTTGGGTCAGTAATTGTGACTCGAACTGTTGCTGTTGCTGATTTACGAGAGCGAGGAATATAATTTAATTCTTTGGCATGAGAAACTACGCTGTTCTTAAGGACGGCCGAGTCAAGAAACATTTCGTTAAGTGCCATATTGGTATAAAAATTGTTTTGATAACTATTAAAAGCAAGCACATCCAGCAATGCAGACATATTACTTCCTTCAAAGTTATAGTCTTTAAATTGTGTTTGTGTTTGTAAATATACTTTAAGCTGGGATTTGATTGAATCAAAATCCAGTTCGGTTATTGGAGTTTTTGGATTGGCCATCTCTATCTATTCCTTTCTAAAATAACATCTAGCTGAATTGGTTGCTCTTCGTTTGTCACATAAAATAATACGGTCACATTGACCTGTTGTTCATCAATTTGTTCTACAGCTACATCAATTAACTCTGCTCTAGGTTCGTAAATCTCTATTGTGTCTACAACACGTTCTTCGATAAGTTTTAAAGTACCAGGTGTCATGTTTTCAAATAACATTTCACGGATACCAGCACCAAGGTTTGGTTGCATTAATCTTTCACCTGGGTCTGTTAAAATTAAATTACGAATTGCTCTTTTAACAGCGTCTTCGTCCTTTAATAAGGCAAGGTCCTTTGAGATAGGACTAGTTCTTAAATCCTTATAAAAATCAGAATAAAGATTTACCTTTTTGGTTCGTGGTGTAAAAACATTTATTGTCATTGTCCTGGTATCTCTCGTATGTCTAGGTGAATGAAATCATCAGCTTCTGTTGCATATTTAAATCCATTTTTTAATGCGGATTCCATAAATGCAGCAGGGTCAGCCATATCCTTTTTAATGTCAACAACTAAACCACTCAAGTGAGCATTATTTTCATCACCTTCTTGAGCTTCGTTATATTTCTTACTTATCCAACCTTCAGTGATTGTTAAAGTACCACCTATATCTTTTTGTACTCTGTGCAAGTAAACTTTTACATCTAAATCTATTCTTATGTACCCGTATATACCTACACCTTCTTTCTCATCAAATGAATCACCTTCTACTTTAAATGTAGAATCACTTCCTGAGAATACAGCACCACATTTAGGTAGATTACCATATTCCTCTGCTGTAGGTTCCGGCACAGTTTCTATTTGACCTGTTGGAGAATAATCTTTCATACCCTCATCAATAGCTCTTGCCTCTAATCTATTTATTGCTTCTTTTCGGGCTGATGGGGAAAAACGAATTGCACCTGCACGGATTGCTGTTGATGTATTTACATTTGATATTGCGTTAAGTCGGTTTGCAATTGATTGGAACCTTACTGTATAATCATCTAATGGATTTTTAATGTCATTAAGTAAACCTTCGATGTTTGTAATAAAGGCACAGAATCTTGCAATAAAGAATTGAACAGCTTCTAAATTTGGACTTTCAAATAAACTTATTGCATAATCAATTAATGCTTTAAATTTATCTTTTAATTTCTTTTTATTTTCCTTTGTAAAGAAAGCACACATTTCCTCCTTTGCCGTCATAATTGGTTTTGATACTCCTTTTCTATAGAAAGTTTGTGCGTCTCCAATTATTCCAGAAATATCAAACTGTGCGATAGCGTCTTCAACTTTTTGGAAAATTTTATCAATTGCTTCAATCAGTTTCTTTTTAAGTTCTTTTAATAATTTTCGTATAATTGCTTGCTCTCCTGTTTTTGCAAAGCCTTCATACGACCTAATTTTATTCATGAACTCTAATGCGTCTTTAATCACCCCACCTATTTCATCAAGCAATTCAAAAAATGCGTCGATTTGACCAAAAATTTGTGGCATTCTTCTGCAGAAACCACCCAATACGCTTTCACTAAATGTATCTTTATAATAAGCATCTAGATTTCTTGCCAATACAACATTTTGTCCATTTATCACACCACTTGGAGTATAATTGTATGAGTTAATAAAGTCTGCAAATTCTATATCTGAAATTGCACCAGTTGACCATCTTCGATCCAAATCAGGATAATCTGTTGTATCTAATGTATCTCGTAATGCATTGACATAGGCATTTGCATCATACAATTCCTGACCATATTTGTTAAACATAATCGCGACAGGATTTGTTTCAGCTTCACTAGCAATATTATCAATAAGTTCTTGAGCAAAAACATCTATTTGATTTAATGTATAACGACCAACGTCATCTGTCATAACGCCATTATTTAACGCTAATTTATTTACCGTAGTTTGGTCTGTTTTATCTACACAATTACTAGCCATTAGTCAAAAATTCCTCCAATCTTTTTAGCCAAAGATGAAACAACACTTTTTGCACTATCTGATAGTGGAGTATTTACATAACCAGATACAAAGCCTTTTGCAAAATAACCACCTGGGAAAATCGAAGTAGATTTTGAAGGAGGTTCTGGCATTTCAGCTTGTGAGCCTGCGAATACGGCGGGTAATGCAAAGTTTAATTCTGGTAAAGTAAATAATAACTCTGTTGGAACATCCAATGGAGCCAAATATAACGTATTATATGATACAGAACCTGTTGGCAATGGAGCTCCTAATGTTGTAAAGTCTCCTCTAATACCTTTAACTGCTTTTGCCTGAAGTGTACCAATTGCCTTAACAAAAGGCGAATCAATAGTTGTAGGACCAACACCCCAAATATTAAAGCCACCCGTTCCTGTATTAAAGTTTACATCATTACTGGAAACTGTAAAATCAAGTACTGATGTCACTTTCATAGCAAGTGTTGAATATAATTCCATATCAAGTATTGAGGTTAAATTCATATTATTTGCTTTTGCAATAAATTGTTGACCACCATCTATAACAATAGATTCCTTACCAAATAAATTCATTATACCAACATTTGCATCAATTTTAACATCTCCAGCTCTCATCTGAAGTTGTTCACCACCATTAATATTAAATTGACCACCAGTACCAAAATGAGAATTACCGTGAACTAAAAGATTATAATCACCTTCAATCTCTTCTGTTTTATTACCTTTTACATATACATGAGCATTACCATTAATCGTCACTACTGAATGACCAGATGATTCGTGTTTAGTACCAATATTAACTTCGTACCTATCAGCCTCCGCCCTTTCTGTGACAGTTCCTTTGGCATCTATCTGAACATATGCTCCAGATTTGTGGTGAATCATGATTCGCTCACCACCAGGTGTGTCATCTAATTCTATACTGTGTTGACCTGTTTCGATAACTCTATTATATGGATATTTTGCAGAATATGCTGATGGAGGTTCTGCCCAAGTATCATCTGAATTTGCAACTCTTTGGCTGTGTACTCTATTTAAATCTTGTTCTAAAATAAATGTTTCTCCAAGATTTTCACCAGTTGCCAATTTTGATTGTTGTGGTAAACCATAACTTCTTGGGTCCATACCTTTCGCTAATGTTTCAGCATCTTTTGGTACTACAACACCCCAGCCATCTTTTGCCGGGTCATGTTCAGAAGCATATTGAGAAGGAATTAATCCTAACACTAATGGATGTTGTGCGCTTCTTCCATCAAGAAACATTCCATATACGAACGAATTTAATGGAGGTGGTGGATTATTTGGGTCATAGTTTCCTTGAGCACAAATCGCCCAAGGTAAATCGGCTGTTTTTACTCCACCTGTTTCTTCATTGTTTTTACCATGAATACCAAATGCACGAACAGCGACGCGTCCCTCATTACGAGGGTCAACATTATTTTCAACGACACCAATAAAAAATAAAGGGTCTTTAATTCCTGCAATATCCATTATGAGATAAGTCCTACATGACCATATTTTACTAATTGTGCTTTTGTATCGCAAACACCTTCTTTAACAATATGTGTAATTCCTGTGACTAAGTATGTTCCTACCATTGTTTGGTTTTCCATTCTTACAGAATCAATATTAATTTCTGGCATAATAATATTTACACAGTGACCTGCTTGTATATCAAGTCTTCCTTTTAAACCAATTTCAACCGTATTTGATTTTACGTGTTCTCCATAAGCTGTTCTATTTGCTTTAATTTCAGCATAATATTGGTCAGTTTTTACTGATGGTCTTAATGGTGGTTCCGGATGTATATGTTCTGGTCCTGAATAATCTCTAAACACCATAAATTGTTTTGCATTACTTTCTAAAAATGTGTCTTTTATAAAATCTTCTGTATGCACATCATCGCGAACAACAGCCTTTCCTTGACCTGTATAATAATCGGCATCTTCAAGATAGTTAAATGTACGGAAATTTACTTTATGTTGTAAAAGGTCTATTTCTACAACTTTATTCATATAAGCACCATTATATAAATCTTGTCCCGTATGTGCTCTTCTTGAGTTTGTAAATGTTTCGATTGACCTTCTTTGCATTTCAGCATCTTCAACCGTTTTATTCATAACTGGAAAATAAAATAAATCATGGACCATACCAGGATTTGCTTTGCCCATTTCAAGTAAATATTCATCAGTCACAAAATGATAGCCGTCAAAATTTTCAAAGAATCTATATGAATTACTTAAACTTTCTTTACTATATGATTTCGCAGCCACTAATTCCAATGCTCTTGATGGCCTAAATGTAGGTACAACCAAATCTAAATTGCCATAGGTTCCTTGCACATAAAAAAATCTTTCCCTATCGGCTGCTAATCTATATTTCTTTGATTTAAAACTTCCTGGTAATTCTTGACCATCGCTGCGAGGTGTTGTAGATTTAAGTTCGGAATAATTCTTTTTAAATATTTGTTCAGCAATATAGCCTGCAGTCTTTTCTCTATACGCTTCAGTGACTTTTCTTAAATCTGCTTTATATGATGTTCTTGTGGCAAAATATAAATTATATTTTAATGAACCACCATCTTCAGATCTTTGTACACCATCAATACGATAAATTTGAGCCTTCAATCGAACTTTGGTATTGAAATCAAACGATCTAAAAACAATGTCAAGTTCTTCTTCGCCGCGCAAACCATAATTTTCCAAAACTCCAACACCATCAAGACATGTCAATATACCATTTATTGCTATTCTGTTAATACCTTGAGATAAAGAAAACTCACCAATAATAGCGGTGATATCCTTCGTATCACCAGCTTTATTTTTAACAATCGCACTTTCAACAATACAGCGCGTTGGATTAAATTCACCGCCCATTTATTATTCCGTATTTGCTTCAAGCAAATTTCTTCTTAATTCGCCACTAATTTGAGCTGCAAAAGATCTATCAAATAAAAATATTTCCTTTTTCTTTTCGTTGAGTGCAAGTTCATAATCATAAATTCTATAAGGTACCCATTCCTCTGGAATGATTCTCTTAATAATGATTTTCTCACCTCGTTCTGTTCTTAAAATAACGCGGTCTTCTCTACGAAGGTAAATCGTCTGAAACGATTCCGGCGCTAGTAAAATATCATCAACTGCCATTATACCTGCCTCACATAATAGATAATATTCTGGTCATTTGCATCATCACGAATCCAATCAATAACATCTTCACCAGTTTCGCCTGATTGTTCTGCATATTTGTCAACCAGATAATCATTAAAAGTATTTTCGTCCATAGGCCACTCGTGATATGGGTCAATAATATTATTTGCCAAATAAACTAACCATACAAAATCTACTGAACCATAATATGCATTTGCAACATCCTCTGCCCTTTCATTTGCTTTGACAGTATATGGATAATAAAGATATGGATTATTTTGGACTGCTGTTAAAAAAGAACTGCGTCGCGATATATCTCTTACACGGCGCCCTTGATAATCAATTAATGGGAAATTTTCAAAATATTTCATTACCTAAATCCTCCGAATTTCGGACCTTTATTTTCAACATCAGGCGGGCTAATTGTAGGAGTATCTTCATAATCATCTTGAGTATGAATAACTAGTTCACTGAATGACATTGATAATGTGACAGCAGCTGGTCTACCACCTTCTGCAATAACCATATCACCACCTCCGGCATAATCAACATCAATTCCAGTACACATAGCCGGTTTAAATAATGGCCAATGAGATTCATCAACTCCAACCAAATTCATAATTACAGTATCCGGATAACTTAAGAAAAGCCTACCCACAGCTGAACGTTCAACATTTATTCCGTCTGTAGAGTTAAGTAAGTTGGCAAGAGATTCCTCAAAGTCACCACCACTCATTTTTGGTAAAATTCTTGATTTTATCTTTCGTACTAATTCTTTAATTCTATCTGAGTCTGCTTTATTACTAGGATATAATTCCCAATCAAATGTGTATGTCTTAAGCTCTACACCTTCAAATGATAAAGTTTCTTGCGGATTAATTGCAAATGCAGAATCCATTGCTATTGTTTTACTAATATCACCTAAAAAATCTCTGGCCAAATAGGAACCAAGCAATTTTGCACCTTCCATGGAAATATTTAATGTGCTTTTTAATTTGTCATAGATATTGGATGCAACAGCTGATGCACCTCCCGCGAATCCACCATCTGCAGAGCCGGTTTGATAGCTGTTTGCTAATTCGGTCCCAAGACCTTGTAATTGATTTGCAAGACTTTTAACAAGTCCCGCTCCTTGTTCTGGACTCTCTGCAAAAGCTTGAGAAAGACTATCACCAACAGCTGCAGTGACTAAGTCTCTTTCAATCCCAGAAATTGTAAGACCTGTTGCGTCAGTAAGAGAAGTTGGAAAGGGTAATTCAATGGTAAGAGTTGATTTTAAATCGACCTTTTTTTTATTAACAGTTTTTTGATATTTAGCCAAAGGACTTGTAGTACCATATCTACCGTCTTTTGATGCAACAAATGCTGCAAAATTATATTCTTTAAAAATAAATTGAATTCCATGAGGAGACAAAGGCTTTACTGGGAATGTTAAAATTTGTGCTGATTGTTGTCTTGCGCGTCTTACTGATTCTATAGCAGGTCCAGGTCTATTTGTCTTACTTTTACCTTTTCTTGGTCTACTACCTTCGCCAAATGATAATGCCATTTTAGTGTCCTATGTTTCTTCCATACTTTTTGTTGGATTGGATAAATATCTTTTAAGGATATATTGGATTATTTATATACAAAAGCGGGTACTAGATTATGGCATATAAAGGACGATTTCGTCCCAAGAATCCGGCTAAGTATAAAGGCGACCCAACAAAGATTATTTATAGGTCTTTATGGGAATTTAAAGTTTTTAAATGGCTTGATTTACACAATGATGTGATATGGTGGCAATCGGAAGAAGTGATTGTTCCATATCGTTCGCCGATTGATGGAAAAATACATAGGTATTTCCCTGATGTAATTGTGCATAAAAGGGATGGCTTAGGGAATCCTCAAACTATTATGATTGAGATTAAACCGAGTGCTCAATGTAGACCACCGGACCCTAAGAATAAAAATAAAACTAAAACGGGCAGAATATCAAGAAGGTATCTAAACGAAGTGAAACGATACGGGATAAATGAAGCCAAATGGAAGGCCGCAAAGAATTTTTGTGCTGATAGAGGTTGGCAATTTACAATTATGACAGAACATCACATACCGGGAGCAAGGTAATTGGCAGCAAGACTATTTACTGATATTTTAGCAAAAGGTATCCGCTCGGGTCAAGTCCCAGCACGTACAGAAAAAGCACGAGAATGGTATCGAAACCAGGCTAGAAGAGCAAATTCAGCAAAGGATTTAAACACAGAAGGTACAATTACTGGTGAGAATATCCTAAAAACATCTGGTTCCAAATCTAAACAGCGAAACAAGTTGTCGGCAATATGTATTTGTTCCGATATGACCCAAAACATAAAGATACGCTACCATATTATGATAGGTATCCACTGGTTTTTCCAATAAATAAAGCTAAAGGCGGCTTTTTAGGTATTAATATGCATTATTTGCCACCGATGTTAAGAGCAGAACTTATGGATGCTCTTTATAGTACAGTGTCAAATAAAAAGTTTGATGAAACTACGAGGCTAAAAATTTCGTATGACATTTTAAACAAGGCGAAAAAATTTAAATTATTTAAGCCAACAATTAAACATTATCTAGGGAAACACGTTAAGACCAGATTTGTGTATATGAATCCTTCAGAATGGGATATTGCATTATTTTTACCATTACAAGAATTTGTTGGTGCAAGTAAACAGAAAGTTTGGGCTGATTCAAGAAAAATAGTAAGAGGATAATTAAGTGCCATTCAATATTAATAAATTTAAATCGGCAATGGATAGAAGAGGTGGTGTTGCGCTTGAATCTTTATTCGAAGTCATTCTTACAAAAAATTCAGCAGATGCAGAATTTGACCCATTAAGAGAATTTACATTCTTTTGTAATGCTGTCACAATTCCTTCGATTAGTATTAATACAGCAGACTATGCTCCAGTAGGAGCTTTGCCTAGGTCCTTCCCCACAACAGTTTCAAATGATGGTTTATCTTGTAATATATTAATTGATTCTGACCATGAAATGATTAAATTTTTCCATGGTTGGTTGCAACAAGTTGTAAACTATAGTACATCAGGTGGAGCATATTCAGAGGTGGATGGTAGATATCCACACGAGGTTGGGTTTAAAGATGATTATTCTTGCACATTAACAATAAGACATTATTCCACAGAAAGTTTTGATGACAAATATTACGAGTGGAAATTTACTGGTGTATGGCCAAACGCAATTAGTGATTTAGATTTGGCCTGGAACAATAACGATTCATTCCTAACATCTGCAGTATCATTTAATTATGATGAAATGCAGGTGACTGGAGAAAAGACAGGTTCGCCGACAGATGGCCGACGTGGTCGTGGTGGTGGATTCTTAGATTTATTAGGGCGACTTGGTGGTCTTGCAGACACAATCCGAGGAATTAAAAAAGGTGGTCGTCCAACAAGCATCCAAGATGCTATAAACAGAATAAGTAGATTTAGAAACGCGGTAGGTCGTGTTTCTGATGTGATTTGATAAAATAGGAGTATATTATGGCTTTGCCAAAAATTGATTTACCGTTAATGGAATGTGTACAACCATCAACGGGTGAAAAAGTAAAATATAGACCGTTTACGGTTAAGGAAGAAAAAGTTCTTCTTGTTGCTCAGGAGGCAGACGACCCGGCAGCAGAAATATTGGCAATGAAACAAATTGTCAATAATTGTTTTGTTAATTTAGATATTGATGAAATACCAATGTTTGATTTGGAATATTTAATTATGGTTTTAAGGTCTGCTTCTGTAGATAATATATTAAAATTTGTAGTTTCTGACCCAGATACAGAAGAAAAAGTAGAATTGGAACTAAATTTAGATGAGGTTAAACTTACAAACGAGGCAGAACATTCAAAGGAAATTAAATTAAATGATGATTATACATTATTTTTAAAATATCCTACAATTGAATCTTTTGTAAGGGTTGTTCAGATGGGATTTGGTGATTCGTTAACTTCATATTATATTATGACAAGTTGTTTAGATAAGGTTGCATCGGAAGATGAAATTGAATATTTTAAAGATTATTCTGATGAAGAAACAGAAGAATTTATGAATAGTTTATCTAGCGATGTTTTAAATAAAGTTGTAAAGTTTTTCGAAACAATGCCAAAATTAAGGCATGAAATACCTTACACAAATAAGGAAGGAAAGGAACAAACATTTGTTGTTGAGGGTACTAGAAGTTTTTTTATCTAGCGCTGTGCCACATTACTCTTAGCGAGTATTATCAAATGATATTTAGTTTGGTACAGCACCATAAATACTCAATAACAGAAATAGAAAATTTATTACCTTACGAAAGGGATTTGTATTTCCAAATGTTAATTAACTTCTTGGAGTCACAAAAAGAGAAATAATATATGGCAGAAATGAGCCTAGAAACAGAAGCTATTTTAAAACGTCTTAAAAATGAAGGCGATTTAATTCGTAATAGTGGGAAAAATTCTATAAAGCAAGTCAATATTAATCTTGATAAATTGCATACTACTTTTAAAGCAATTAATGCAGCTATGCTCAATAATACAGCTGTAATAAAACAAGCTTCCGATATCGAAAATAAGATTAAAAAGGAAGAAGCAGAAAGAGCTCGTCGTCAAGGCGAGATTGATGAACTCACACAAAAAGATAAAGCAAAGGCAGCAGAACTTCGAGCAAAGGCAGACGCATTAAGAGCAAAACAAGAATTAAGAGATGCCAAAGGTCCTGGCCTATTTGCAAAATTTAAAGAAAGTGATACTAAAAAATTATTAAAAAATGCTGCCATTATTGGAGCTATTGGATTTGTTGCTGGTAATATTGCATTAGGAGCTTTAGATAAAAAGTTTGAAAGTGAAGGTGGTTTTATTAAGGCCATGGAGACCAGAGGAAATCAATTTCTAGATGACGCTGGTGAAAGACTAAAAGTAGACCTTCAAGATGGCATAACCAAGGGTATAAACGACGGAATTCAACAGGGTATTAATAATGCTCTTCAAGACCCAGCTGTTAAAGACATAACAAATATGATAGAAAATATCCAAGAGTCAACGTGGACAAAGATACTTCTTGGTTTGGTGGGAGCATTGGGTTTAGCGTCTATAATATCTGCATTCACAGGCCTAGGCAGATTTGGTTTAACATTATATGATAGAGCAAAGAAATATATTCCTAAGAAAAAAATGGGTCCTCCTGCTCCTCCAAAGAAAGACCCGCCTAAGCCTAAAGTCAATATGAATAATGCCAGACAAGATGAGTTGTTTGATAGTAAAGGCAAACCAAATCCAAATATCGCGAGAAAGCCTGACCCATTACAGCTTGCCAAAAAAGGATTAGTGACTACAGGAAAAAATATCGTTAAAGGAACGCCTATTGTAGGTCCTGCTGTCATTGCAACTGATATTGCAATGAATGGTGTTGACGCAAAAACTTTGACTGATAGAGAAGTTCTGGGTCTTTTGGCCACAGGAGAATTTGACCAATCGGCCAGAACTGGTTTAGGAGATATTGCATTAGAAACAGGTATTTCGATCGGTGTTGGTGCTGGTGTTGGTAGTGTTGTTCCCGGTCTTGGAACTACTGCTGGTGCTGTATCTGGTGGCGTATGGGGATTTCTTAGTGGTGTTGCCAGATCCACAGTCGAACTATATCAAGATAGCTTTACTGATTTAGGTATTGACGATATACCAAATAAGGTGGAGAAGGCCTTAAAAAGAGAAATCACACTAATGGATTCTGAGGGTTTAACTCCCGAAAATATGGCAACTAAACTAAATGCAACTGCTAAGGAAATTGCCGAAACAAGAGCAACATTGGAAAATCAACTTGCCGAACCTTTAGCCGAACTTACCGATTTACGAACCAGATTAGAAAGTGTTGGTGATGGCACCGATGAAGAGACAAAGAAAAAGCGAAAGGATTTAGAAAAGCAAATAAACAAAATAGAAAAGGATATAGCAACTCCTTATAGTCAGCTTCAAAATACTATAAAAATACAAGAAATGGCCAATAAAAGAAGAAATGAATTCTTGGAATCAATTGGCATGCAACCAATAGCAATGTTAGATAATACAAGTGCCTCAGAAACATTAGCTTCCCTTGCTTCTGCTGGCGGTGGTGCTTTTGTTAATACTCAGGTTATTAATAATACATACAATAATCAATTCGTTCAAAACTCAAGAAATAATTGGAGTCAAGGTCAGGTTATTGTAGATAATGCAACAGGTGGTTCTGGAGAACAGGTAGCTCTAGGATAAAAAGGGGCCGAAGCCCCTTTGTAATTTTATTCGCCTCTTAAATAAGCCATTATTGTTTCTGGTGAAGTTTCTCCATAAGGGTCATCTTCGCAATCATCTGCCTTTCCAGGCTCGACAAACATCTTTTCAATAACACCATCATTTACAATCATAGCATATCTCCAAGATCTTTTTCCAAACCCTAAATTGTCTTTTGCTACCAGCATATCCATACCAGCAGTAAATTCACAAGAGCCATCAGCAATAAATTTAACATTTCTTACTCTTTGGTCTTGAGCCCAAGCATTCATAACAAAAGCATCATTACATGAAATACAATAAATCTCATCAATACCTTGTTCCTGAAATTGGTCAAAACACCCTTCAAAGGCTGGAACTTGGAAATTAGAACATGTTGGAGTGAAAGCTCCAGGCAGTGAAAAAGCTATAACTCTTTTTCCACCAAAGAACGATTCAGTAGTAGGATTTGTCCATTCGAACTCTCCAGTCTCTACATTTCTTTCTCTTAATTTAAAAGTGACGTCAGGTACTCTATTCATAATATATCCTTTCTAAAGTCGGGAGAGCATTGCACTCTCCCGGATTAAAGTAAAATTAACCTACTAAGAATTCCTTCTTGTTGTCAATTTTGATTTTCTTTGGTCGTTTCTCTTCTGGAATAATCCTTTCAAGAGCAATGACCAATAGACCATTTTTGAAGTTAGCTCCAATCACCTCTAAATCATCGGCAAGTGTAAAGCTTCTTGTGAATTTCTTGTGTGAAATTCCTTTGTGAAGAACTACAGATTCATCTTCTGGTTTTTCGTCCCAAGTAGATTTTACTGTAAGAACATCTTCTTTAACTTCAATATCCACATCATTAATATCAAGACCTGCTAGTGCAAGTTCGATTGTGAACTTATCACCATCTTGATTTCGTCTGATATTATAAGGTGGGAATCCTGTTGCTGCATGAGTTTGAGGGAACTCGACCAGTCTATCAAAAACTCTGTCGAATCCGACAGCAAAAGGGGTTAAGTGGTTTATATTTAATCCAGTCATTTTTATCTCCTTAATTAAGCTAGATATTAATATTTGATGGTTTTTACCCATCACCGTTTTCGCATACCCTTTCGGCATATGCAAAATTTATTTATACAGCTTCTGCTTTTTGTGCAATAAATTGTTTGATAAAGTGTCGTACTTCTCTGGATGCCGAAGTATCATCACTTTTACAAAGCTGTATGAATTCTTTCTTTTGTTCTTTATTGATTTTAACTATTAAAGTATCATCTTTTTTCATAATTGTTAACCTTTTTGTCACATGAATGTCACATAGTTGTATAAATAAAAAGTATATACAAAATATTTATAGGAGAAATACAATGCTAAATGATTTTTTTAAAAAATTTGATAACCTAATGAAATCTGGTGATTTCTTTAAGATTGCCAATAAGTATCTAGCAACACTCCTTCTTTTACCATCAATGGCTTTTGCAAACGAAGTCAATATTAAACACATTGACCACACGACAGTTATGACAAAAGATTCAATGATAATCCTTGACAAAAAAGCCGGTAAATTTTGGAAAACTGATTTAAATTGTGTTTTACCAATTAATACAGACTCTAAAGTCAGTTTCAAAACTGTTCACAGAACTATTAAGGAAGGTTCAGAACTTACATTTATAATTGGT